GGCCTGCCTGCCGGGAGCGATGCGGTCGATCGCGTTGACGCCATTCGCATGGTGACGAACGGACTCGCCGACTGCGAAGGCGTTCGTTGGGTGTGCCAACAGCTTCGCGAACTCCCGTCCGTAGCCACCGCAGAACAGCCGTCCTGCCGGCAGGATGCGCGGGATGTGGCCGTGCGAGAGCTGATCGAGCCCGCGCAGCCGATTTCAAACTACCAGTGGCCGAACGAAAAGGAGTGGAATCGCTTCCACGCCGCCGTCGCAGCCATCGCCGCCCAACAGCGGCAGGGTGGTTCACCGTGAGTTGGGAGTGCCCTTATTGCGGATCGACACATGGGTGCCTGCGAATGCCGACGTTCCGAGCATCGCTTCCGAGGATTCCAATCCGCGAACGCACATTCAGCGAATTGGTAGACGGTTGCACGCCGGAAGAAATCGCAGAACTCGAAGCGCATCTTTACCAGTTTCGGTTGCGAACAAAGCTTGCGAAGGACGCCAAGCCATGACCAACGAACTCCGCACCAACGACGAACCGCAGCGCATCCTGTTGGAGGCGTCCGAGCGGATCAAGGCGTGCTATCCGAACGGCACGCGCGTTGAAGTGAGATACCCGCGAGGAACAGTGATCGGAACGGTGCGATACATCGGACTCAGGACGCACGGCACGGATGGTAGGCCGGAGTTGTTCGTAATCGACTCCGACCTTGGAGAGTGGCCCTTCTCCCCTGCTGTCAATCCCCACCGGGTGCTGCCATGAACAGCAAGAGCACGAACAACGAATCCCCCGCCGCGCTGTTGCCGATGGCGAACGATCCGCCGTTGGTGAAACTCACGGCGATGTTGCAGGCGCTGGAGTTCGAGCCTGCCGCTGTGAACCTCAGTGCGGAAGTTCTAGCAGCCGCGTGCAGGGCTATCGCACGACAGGCGAAGGATACCGTAGCCCTTCGCGCCGAGAACGAGACGTTGCGGACGGTTGTGGAAAGCAAGTTTCCACTGACGGACGAGGACGTAAAACAAATCATGGATGAATTTGTTAAGCATATAAACACAACGCGTGTGAGACGCACGCTGCGACGCGGCGCAAAAATTGCGCTGCAATCCTTCATCCGCAGCAAGTAGGCTTTGCTAACTAGCAAAGGAGATAAAAATGAATAAGTGTGACTTGGAAGAAATGAGGCAAGTTGCCATTGAAGCTTTTTTGAAGGAAGCAGAAAAGCCGTGGAAGAGAGATGGAAGCAGGTTTGTACGCGGTCGCATGCAGCTCACTGTGCACAAGCACGAGCGCGCCTATCTTGATGTTGGGCGCGAGTACATAGGCCCCCTTACAGGGGCAGCTCTAAAGGCAGCGCTAGCACTCTGCGCCAAAGTTGAGCAAGAGTACAGAGAAAGAGAGCTTCGCAAACGTTGCGAGGATTTGCAAACAGCCCTGTTCGGAAACGCGTTTACGCGTGCGTGGAGACGCGTAAAACACTGGCTTTGGTGCATCGTTACGGAGTAATGCCCATGTACTTCATGATGAAGCCCGTTTTCTGTCCTCTCACGCATCGCTATTGCGGAATGCAGCGCACTGGCAAGCCCATTAAGGACGGAAGCGTCGTGGCTAAGCTTCTTAAGAGGCTTGCAAAGAAATTCTCAGGGCCTCAAGTGCCTTACGCTGTTGATGAGCATAACGTAATTGTGGCCTATCCCCCAACGCCGTCTATTCCGGATGGCTTTTTTGCTAAGGAGCAAACGTATGAAGCAGCGTAAAACGGGTGTGCCGTACAAGAGTACGAAGGAAGGCGTGGAAGAGCACTATTTCCACATCCGCGTTCCTGTGGAAGTGGATGGTGAAGTTGTTTCGCACAAAAGCGTCGGCACGGTGTTCATGCGGCGAGAGCATCCAGATGCTCCTATGTTCGCTTCCGTTGCCCGCGTGTCCAAGGGCGATAATTTCAGTAGGTCACAGGGCCGCTCCATCGCTCGCCGCAAGTGGTTTGACGGAATCGAAGCCGAGGACATTGAAAGCGAAGCGCGCATTGCCGCCGTCTTAACACCTACATTCGAGGAAGCAGAGCGCATCTTCCATGACAGGAGTGTCAAGTGATGAACGAACAACTACAAAACACCGTGAATGAAATCCTGCAAAAAGCCATTGCAGGCGCTACGCAGGCCGGGGAGTTTCTGAAGGATCAGATTCCTGACGTTGTTCAACAGCTTTTGACGTGGAAGCTGACCGAAAGTGCTGTCGAAGGAGTGGGCTGTGTTGTTGGCGTTGTGGCGCTGGGCATTGCTTACAAAAAGTTTTGCAAATTGATTGCACGCATGGACACTGACTATTTTGCGAGGAGCCTAGCCGGCGCCTTCAGCGGTGGAGGCGTAGTCGTTTTGTCTGTTGCATCCCTTTCAAATCTACTCGAAGTTCTCAAGATTTGGCTCGCTCCGAAGGTGTGGCTGCTTGAATACGCTGCCAGCCTTGTGAAGGGCCACTAACATGGCCACTGCAAGCCGAGAGCAAATCGAGCAAGTTGCCCGAGAACTGGCCGCCTGCCAGCGCTATACCGACCAGTATGTTGCTGCTGGTGCGACCGTGGAACAGCAGCAGTATTATGCTACATGTACGCTAAAGCTCCATCCAATTCCATACAACGGTAGAACAGACGCGGAAATAAGGCATGATGTGCAGGCGTTTCTGCTGATTGGACTTGTAGGAGCGGCCTTAGGGGCCTTTATCGACAGGGAATTCTTCAAAGAGAAGTATTGGGGCCTTAATATGCTCGCTGCAGCCCTTGGCTTTTTCTTGTTTCCCCTGAGCTTAGCCCTTATCGCACTATTGTGCTACTTTATCAAGTGGGTTGTGGTTGGCTAAGGAGTAGACATGTACGGCAAACTTCCTGACGTTTTGGGCCGCTATCACGTCGATGTGCGTGAAGTGATGTACTATCTCTACCTGCCTATCTCCTTGGCGGGCTCCAATCAAATTGCGCTGCCTCCACAGCTCCTGCCTTTCTCGGAGCTTGTTGGCGCGTGTCGTATTGATGAGCCGGAACGCTTCCGTGATGAGAACGTGTATGTCACGATTAAGCGTATGTTTGTTGGCGGCGGTGTTACGCCCAATCGTCCGGGCTGGCACGCTGACGGCTTCCTCACCAGCGATTTGAATTACGTTTGGTACGACTGCGTACCGACGGTGTTCAACAACAGCAAATTCGTGATTGCTCCCGACCATATCGAGAGCTTGCGGCAGTTTGCTGAGCAGGCGTTGCCGGAGAACAACGTCGTCTATCCAAACGAGACGTTGCTTAAGCTGGACAGTCATGTCGTACACGCTGTGGGCGAAGCCGTTGAACAGCAGATGCGCACGTTCTTCAAGCTGAGCATTTCTCCGGACAAGTACAACCTCAAGGACAACTCACACAACTATCTGCTTGATTATCATTGGCAGATGTTCGATCGGGCTAAGGTGAGGAACAGCCCCCAGCACGCGCAGAAAGACAGCGCTCCAGAGGACGACCACTTCAAGTAATACCACGCGCCCGTAGCTCAGCTGGATAGAGCACGAGCCTTCTAAGCTTGTGGTCGGGGGTTCGAGTCCCTCCGGGCGTGCCAATTTTTGCTAACTAGCAACGAACAAGGGCGTGTAGCTCAAAGGTTAGAGCAGGCGACTCATAATCGCTTGGTTGCAGGTTCGACCCCTGCCGCGCCCACCATGTTCAGGAGAACAGAAAATGAAGTTTAAATTTGACGCGAATGGCCTAATAGAAGGCAAATACACTTTTGCTATGCCTAAGGCGGCGCTCGCCAAATGGCTTAACGGACTTCGCAACAAAGGCTACAAGCAGGGCAGAGGTATGTTAGGGTGTGATAGCACTGGGTATTGCTGTCTGGGAGTTCTTGAAAAAGAACTAGATGGTTTTGTACGGTGCCCAGACGCCTCAAGATCGTCCCAAGACTTTTTTGAAAGACACGGCATCGAGACGGGCCCATATGAGAAGTGCAACCCCATGCTTGTGTTTGGCACGACAAGGTTCTCAGCTATTGCAGCTAATGACGCTAAAAATAAGAATTTTGCGCAGATTGCGGATGCGATCGAGCGCAGTTGCAAAGCCTACTGATAGGAGAATAGCATGAATGAATAGCTATCTGGATTACAGCAACGCGAGTGGCTTCGCTGTTGGGGATAGGGTAAGGATTACTCGCATAGCGAGCAGCTACGAAGGTGGTTGGGCTGCTCCTTGGGGGCAGGCTATGGACGCGATGGTAGAGGACACTGTTTACACTATCGACAGGGCGGATTCTGGGCAAGGCTTCCGAATGCAGGGTAGTAGGTATACGTTCCCTTTCTTTGTGCTTGAACATGCGGACTAAACAGCGCATCGAAGCATTCGCGTATGACAAGCGCGGACGTTTGCTTGCCATAGGACACAATTCCTACACCAAAACACATCCCCTGCAGAAGCGTTATGCTGCAAAAACAGGCAAGCCGGACAGGATTTTTCTGCATGCCGAAACTGTAGCGCTACTGAAGGCTAGTAAGCGCGGTAAGGTGTACAGGCTTGTGGTTAAGCGCTACGGTAAGAAAGGGCAGGAATTGTTGGCAGCACCTTGCGAATGCTGCAGAGAAGCTATACAGCAGTTTGACGTGAAAGTGGTACAGCACACTTAGACCTATGAGGTTTGAACATGAAAACAACGGCTGAAAAGATTGCTGTAATGCAGGCATATGAAGATGGCAAGACGATTCAGGTCAGCATGCGTGGGTTCGCATCGGGCGTAACGCCGTGTGAATTGTCGAAAAAGTCTGTAAAAAACCCTCTTTGGGACTGGGAGACTTACGACTACAACATCAAGAAAGAGCCGCGTACGTTCTACGTAAACGAATACAAAGACGGAAGCTTTGGTGCGGCACACTCATCTGCTGACCGGGCCGCTATTATTCTAGCTAACACATACTGTGGCGGCAGAACAATCAAGGTTGTGGAAGTATTGGACTAGCCATGCTAGAGCAAGACGTGGCTGCGTTTGCCAAAGCTGTGCTTTGCGGGGCCAATCCCGAAGATTGCAAGCCTATTCTCGAAGGCTACGACTTTAAATCCAAGCAAGGCGCATATACGTGCGCCGAATGCAGGGCTCGCATTTCCATGCCCATGAGGGAGACAGGCTGACATGACGTACAAGCAGGCGCGAGCGCGGCAGAAGCTGCATAAGCTGTACGACAGCAAAAACAAGCAGGAGGAAGAGCCCGCCTATTTTCCTGTTGTTGTGTGGACGTTGTTGTTCAGCTCCATCATGTTCTTCGTATTCATCTGCATTGCTAAGTAGCAAAGGAGAAAGCATGAAAGCTCTTACGTTTGGCGAAATCCCCGTCGGCACCACGTTCCGCGCCCTGCGCAATGATGTAATTGGTCGCGGCCCTGAGGCGCGCATCGTAAACAACAATGGCATCTACACGAAAGTTGGCTCTCAGGTGGCTGTGGACGTGAGTCACGGCAACAAGGAGTGTATTTTCTTGTTGGGCATGCCTGTGCGCGAAATCAAGACGGTTATGCATATCGATTACAAATCTCTCGAAGCTTACAAAGTGAGCCAGAAGGGGAGGGTTGCTGCGTGAGAATTGGGTCTCTTGTAAAAATCGGAGAGGCAGAGCATTTTATCTCTGTTGATCTTGGTTTGTGGTCGTGCTACTGCGGAGGCGTAATTGTAAACTCCCAAGCAAAGTTTCCTAGCAGTCCAAGCTACGCTCATGTGTTTGAGACTTATGGGATTAAAGATCGCACCGTCCGTACGGCTGAGGAGTTTGGAAAGTGGCTTGTCGAACAGGCAGCAGAAAAATCCTTGTGTGCAATAGCCATGCCCTCGCATTGGGAAATTTCCCAATGCCTACTAAAAGCTCCCTCTGCGTGGGAAAGCGAGGGCTACAAGTACACGGCATACAGACACGGCCCATTCCGTAATTTGAATTACGACCATTCCGGACAGACGGGAACTCAGATGATTGCAATGATGGTGGTGAAGGAGAAAATTCCGTGAGGGTTGTGGCTAATGATTCTCAGGGCACCAAGTATGCGTGGGAGTTTTACGTCTACGGAGTAGAAGGCTTTTGTGGTGGGAACGTACTGTGCATGCTGCGATGTTTTGTGCTAACGAAGCGCGATCGCCCAGAAAGTAGTGGAGACGTGAATTTGCTAGAAGCAATTCTAGACAGCTACACGAGCGGAATGCAGCTCCAGATTAATGACAACGAAGGGGGTATGTGGTGGACCCATCTATTCCCTCTGGTTCCTAAGGAAGGGGAACTGCGCCGTAACGAGTGCACCTACTATTTTGTGTTTTCAGCCGAAACTCGCAATCCAAATTCAGGAAATGTCTGTAAGACATTGATTATTTCCTGCGAGCCCGATAATTTCGTCGATCCTGAAGATGACGACGAATATTACGACGACGAGGACTATTGATGTTCTACTGGAAGGAAGGCAAACGATGGAAAAGCTTTGACTTCAGTTGTCTCGGCAGCATTCCTTCTTGCTGCGGAATTGAAGATGTTGGTGAATTTTATGCTCAAACGTGGAGCACGGAAAAGAAAGCCGTGGGCGACGACTGGATCGACCGAGAAAAAATTACTAAGAGAGCCCTATTCAAAGAGCTTGTAAAGGAATGCTTGCGTAGGGGCTCTATCATCATGGCAGATAGGAAAGGCGGGGATGCGGATAGAGTTTTATTTCCTCTCGCGCCTAAGAGAGCTTTCTTTCTTACGGATGCCGGAGTAAAGTGGAAATGCAAAGCTCATTTGTCCGACTACTACCACAATAGCAACAGTGGCGCTCGCATCCGGCATTGCATTGTGACGATGGAGAAAGCATGAGAGTTACAATCGTAACGAACGGCCCTAGCAATAGCGCTCGCAATCTGCAGGCGGCCTTGCGCTTGCGAGGAGGGGAAGCTTCACGTGCACGGCCAACGTCGCGCCTGTCTTGCCGCGGCACTCGATATGTAATAAACCTCGGAGTATCGGCCGCGCTAGGTTTTCAGCAGAGGCGTTTGCTAGTTAGCAACTCACAAGAGGGAGTACGCAACTGCCAAGATAAGCGCCTTACGTTCGATGCTCTTCGTAGAGCCAGCGTATCTTCGCTGGAGTGGGGGGAAACGCAAGAAGGGGCTGTTGCGACGTGGCTAGAGCGCGACGGTAAAGTTGTTGTGCGTCACACAGCGACAGGCCACAGCGGAGCAGGAATTCAAATCGTGCGTAAAGGAGAGCAGATTCCAGTTGCGCCTTTATATACGCGCTACTTCAAGAAGCAGGCGGAATACCGCGTGCATGTAGCGTTTGGTAATGTTATTCTTATCCAGCAAAAGAGGAAGCGAAATGGTGTTGAGCAAGAAAATGAACAATCTTTGGTACGCACTCATGCAAATGGATGGGTGTTCTCTACACAGGCTCTCTCTTGTAACGAGCGTGGCTATCGTGACAATCTCTGTGCTCTTGGTATTGCCGCTGCTAATGCGATAAGGGCTGCACATTGCGCTGTAGATATTCTCGTAAGCCACGAGAACGGAAACAACATGGTGGTGTGCGAAATCAATTCCGCACCAGCGCTGGAAGCCAATAGCACGCTAGCTGCATACACAGATGCATTCATTAACGAAATGAGGAAATACGCGTGAACAAAGACAATGCCCATCTCTATCTGCCTCTCGTGAAGGCTCTCGCTGAAGGTAAGGTTATTCAATACCAGACAAGCATTGGGACATGGCTAGATGTTACAGATGTATCTTTCGGGGTGGGTCATTATCATTATAGAGTCAAACCAGAGCCTCGCGTTCGATGGGCTGTATACGATGAGAACGGGGAATTCCGCGTAGGTTCGCACGATAAGAAGTTGATCGAAGGTATGCAACGGCCTAAGGACACTATGGCGAAGTTTGTAGAAGAACTGGAGGGCTGATGGAGCCCCTGATTGTTGTATTCCAGTACACAGCCAATGGCGTTAAGGTTGCGGAATGGGCGTGGCTTAAGAAAAAGAAAGATGCTATTCCTGTAGCTAGAAGTAAGAGGCCAGAAGGCTCTGCACTGCAGGCTGTGTGGACATGCGCGTGGCGCAGTGCTCCTTCGCATTACGAGCTGGCGTACGGCTATGTTACTGAGGAAAATCAGCGAGGACCCTTCAAGGACATTGCGGCTAGCATCCGAGACAAACATCTGCGCAAGCCCAAGGACAACAAATGGACTAGAGCTGCTAAGAAAATCCTAGCCGATGCAATAGCTCCCGCTTCAACGCAGCTGGTTATTCCTCGGGAGCCGCCTAAGGAAGCTCCCAAGCCAAAACCCAAAGCCAAGCTTTGGAATCCCTATTACATTTACGAGGCCCAGAAACGTGCAGCTCATTAAGGTTGGTGCTGATCCGGAAGTTGGCATCTACAATACCGCCAAAGGCATTGTCGTCCCGGGATGCGGTAAGATTCCCGGCACCAAAGCCAAGCCACACCCCGTTCCAAACTCAAAGATCGGTCTCAAGATTCAGGAGGACGGAGTTAGTTTGGAGTACAACTTCGATCCTGTTCCAGTGAAGGACTTCTATCGGCGCGCCTTGGACGCTGCAGCTGGCGTGCGGAAAATGGTTAGTGCGCTATTCGGCCCAGACTATGACTGGTGGATTGGTGATGGCCACACGTTCGACATGAAGCAGCTGCTTCCACATCCGCAAGCTATGTGCTTCGGGTGCGACCCAGACTATCTCGCGCATCGCCGAGGGGAAATGAGGATGCCTCTGGACGCTAACGATTTGGGAGGCAATCGCTTCTTCGCGGGCCACATCCACATCGGATACGACAGGAAGTCGTGCCTCGTTCCGGACTGGGCGATTGTGCAGGGCATGGAAGCTCTGGCGTACACGCATCTGGCCTGCCTTGGATATGACGACCAGCCTAACAGGCGCAAGTATTACGGCATTCCGGGCCTGTTCCGGCCCAAGAGCTATGGCTTGGAATACCGGACACCCTCCAACTTCTGGGTGCATCAGCCACAGCATGTGTCTACGCTGATTTCCACGGCAGAGCACATCATCAACAAGCCTGCAAAGTTTCAGGAAATCTACCGACGCATCAACTTCGATGATGTGGTGGGGTATATCAACGATCCGCGCAAGCGAGGTACGGAAGTGTTTGTTGACAGCATGGGCGATTTGCGAGACGAGCTTTTTGCGGCTCCTGAGGAGAACATCGATGGTGAGGAAAAGTAATGCACCACTACAGTAGGGATGATTTTATTTCGTACTATGGAGGCAGCTTCCTGCTCAGTCCATCCACCAATAAGGTGGTAAGAGTTTTGCAGGGCGATCCAGCCAGAGAGTCCCACGTCATTCTGACGGATAAGAGCAGCGTCCATCTGCGAGACTTGGACTGGAAGCATGTCAAGACTCCGCAGCTCGGCTTTCGTACGCTGGAGAATGGACGCCTGCTCTACTACGTACAGAGGCGTGCGGTGCGCGAGCGCCAGAAGGGCGTAACCCCTGTGGCCATTGTCATTGACATTCCGGGCATCATGACTTCTATTGCTCAGGAGCTTGGCTATTCTCAGGACGTTGCTCGTCTAGCCCAGCTCAATGACAAGCTGGCAGAGGCTATTTTCCATCCCGAGTTTGTGTCGATGGAAGATGCGCTGGAATTGCTAGCTAGCAAACGACATGCTGTAGCATTCGCGCTGTCTCCTGATTGGGCAATCACGCTCGGCCTGCATTCGGACAAGCGCTATCTGCTGCATTACAAGAATCGTCGAGCAGGTCATTCCGTCGATGGGAAGAAGTGGGCATTCAATGACAGCGATGTAGAATACATCTTCAATAGGAGCAAGCTATGATGAACCGAGTAGTGGTTTACGGAAGCCTAAAGCGCGGCTTTGGTAACCACCGATTGCTAGAGACAGCTGAGTTTGTTGGGCCGTGCGTGTTCCGAGGCACAATGTACAGTCTCGGCGGATTCCCTGCTGTGTCTCTACACGGGGACACGCAGATTGTTGGAGAGCTGTATGATGTAGATGACGCTACGCTCTCTCGTCTTGATGGCCTCGAAGGATTCCGTGGTCATGGAGAACGCAATTGGTATGAGCGAGAGAAGATTGAAACAAACAAGGGGCCTGCGTGGGTGTACACGCAGGACGCCGACCAGCAGCTTTCGTCCTATCCGATTGTCAAGAGTGGGGTGTGGGAGTGAAGATTGAAATTGGAAAGACGTACGCCGTCCGCTCAGTAATTGGCGGCCACGTTGTTAATAATTTCCAAGTGCGGGCTCTTGGGCAGGACGGATGGTACTACGGCCTGTGGATGGAGACAAACGATAGTGGTGCCGCAGCCGGTAGGTTTTCTGCGGAAGGACTAACAGACAAATGCGGCTACAGACTGGCGCCCAACATCAAGAAGGTGAAGAAGTATACTGCAGTGCTATCGCCAAAAACGAAGGGCTTCAAGATACAGATGGCAGCGATGATGTTCGATACTGAACAGCAAGTTATAGAGCATTGGGCAGACTCTGCTTTTTTCAAGATCATCAAAATTGTGGAAGTAGAGTGGGAAGAGGAGGAATAAATGGGACAGAACGTAGGTCAGCGATACAAGCGTACAGTCCATCGCCAGCCAGAGGTTGACGACAGCCTACCCGTGCCCTACGCCAAGGTGGGCATCGAGATCGAAGTGGAGGGCTATCGCACCAAGGAAGATTTGGGTGGATGGCTAAACCACTGGTCAATTAAGGAAGACCACAGCCTTCGCAATAATGGCATGGAGTTTGTCACAGATCAGGGCATGGTTGGGAAGGATATCAAGCTATGCATTGAGAACATCTGCAAGCTGTTCAGGCACAACAAATACAGCGAGGGCTATCCGCGCGCCGGCATTCACTTCCACATCGACGTAACGGACTTGAACGAGCACAGCAACACGCAGCTGCTCAATCTGGTGCTTGCGTATATGCTGTTTGAGAAGGCCGTCTTTCGCTTTGCTGGCGAGTGGCGAGAGGCTTGCGGATTTTGCGATCCTCTTCTGCTTAGCCAGCGAGACTTCCCGAACATCAGCGCCTTGCTGTACGACTGGAATAACCTGTACCCACTGAGTGAGGGCAGGTTTAGCAAGTATCAGGCCATTAACTTTCTACCGCTCGCTCGTTTTGGCACGCTTGAATTTCGCCAGCTCCCCACCACGTTTGATGCACAGCGTATCATCGACTGGCTGTGCATTTGCCTGAGCTTCAAGCAGTATGCCGTCAACTATGACGTTGATCCTGTTGATTACATGGACAAATATGGTGTTGATGGCCTTGTCAATGCTGTGTTTGGCAAGTGGCGCAGCGCTGTGGACAAATATATCGTAGACGCGGAGATTAAAGCTGCTGCTCTGGAAGTTAGAAGCCTGCGTATTGGCCGATCTTTCTCTGGCAAGAAAGCAGTTAAGCCGGTGTTGGATAGCTGGGACAAGCCAGACAATCCTTTGCTACTTAGCAAGATAGAACAGGCACCAAAAAGGCCGGCCGCTAAAAAAATAGACGCGGCTACACTAGAAGCCGTAGCTTTAGACCGGCAGCACGCTGCCGACGCTGCGCTGTTCGGCGCGGGCAGAGAAGCAGAGTGGCTGCGCTTGAACGAGCAGTTGGCGCAACAGCTACGCGGCGTGCCCGACCTCATCCCGCCGCAACGTCGTCGTTAATTCAATTTAAGGAGAACGTGCCATTTGTGGTATTCTTGGTGTCATTAACGGCGAACAGTCGTGGAAGAAGGGCCTCGGTGAGCTGAATGCTTACATGAAGCAGGGCTGCATCTCAGGTATTTTCCGAGGAGAGGACAGCACCGGGCTGGTTCAGATCAGCAGGAAGTTTGATTCTCGTGTTCTGAAGATGCCCTTTGACGGATACATCTTCGCTCAGCAGAAGAAGGTAAAGCAGGCATTCGATAATGTGGATAGCAATTTCGCTACTATTGTCCATCACCGCGCTGCTACTCATGGCACAGTCAGCATGGACAATTGCCATCCCTTCGAGCACAAGGCAGGCGAACGTTACGTAGTGGGAGTGCATAACGGCACCATCCACACGTTCAGTAGGAACGAAGATGGCAAGAGCTTTGATGTAGATAGCGACTGGCTCTACCATCGCATCGCTCGCGACGGCGCTATGAAGGCGCTCGGTAGCCTGAGTGGGGGCTCTTACGCCCTTGTCTGGGCGGAGAAGCCAAGCGATAAGATTTTCATGGCCGTTAATGAGCAGCGGCCGCTGGCGTTTGCTTTCGTCAGAGGGCTCAATGCTATGGTATTGGCTAGCGAGCACGCCCATCTGTGGTATTTGGCGTGGCGGAATGGTATCGAAGTGGAACAGATTATGTATCCAGCCGTAGACACCATCTACGAATTCGATCCCAAGGGGGATTTGCGCGACTATAAAACCCACGACATTGAGAAGATAAAGTATAAGCCACCAGCCTACTCTGCTCCTTCTTATTCATCTGCGCCACCTGTCAATCAGGTGGTGAGGCAGCACGGTGTTAATGAAATTAGAGATGTGTATGGTGCAGCTTCCAACTTGAATGAGATGGGGTTCAATCCCGGCGAGGAGTTGGAGTTTGTCCTTCACCGCAAGCTCGCGATGGCAAATAGAGCGACAGAAACATACGCGCTGTTTGGAGAAGTGATTAATCCGAGGGCTGTTGTAGAAAAGGCTGTAATCAATGGCGCTACGTCTAATGTCATTGAGAACATGACCAAATCCAAGCTTATCATGGTGAAGGCTTTGGGTACGCGAGAAATCACAGATCGAACCACAGGAAAGGTGGTGGACAAATTTGTAATTTGCAGCACTCCGTCTTGCGATATCGAGGATGATAGTGGAGAGCAACTTGCTAACGTGGAGGATGAGAATAGCGACCCTTTCGTCATTGGGCCGCGTGGCAATCCCGTAACTAAGGAAGAATGGGAGCGCCTCACTTCCAGAGGGTGTTCCCATTGCGGCGAGCGATTTCACGTCGAAGAGGCTGGGACTATTGTCTGGACTTCTTCTGGGGATAGCCCTGTGTGTGCTCAGTGTATTCAGTGGTGGAACAACCAGTACCCCAACAGCATGAGGGGGATGTTGAATTGAGCGTCGAAGTGTACAGCGTACGAGACAAGATTAGGGATATTGCTGGTGAGCTTGCTCTAGATGAGCAGGCCACCGGCCTTACATGCCCCTACTGTGCCGGCGGCAGTAGTGGAGAGAAGTCCCTGTCTGTCATTCGCAAAGCTAACAAAGCTGAATATTTCTGCCATCGCGCTAGTTGCAACATGCACGGCGCTGTCAATATGGCTGGACGAGAGCTGATAGTTGCTAAGAAGAAGGAATACCACGCGCCTCCTGAGTTTAAAATGGAGGGAGTGCCGGAGGCCGTTCTAGAAAAAATCAAGGACAGAATTTCCAAGCGCCACATTATGCTTGAGGGCGTGATGTGGTGCCCTACACAACAGAGACTGGCGATCCCAATCAGGAACAGATACAACCAGCGCATCGGGTATGTCTTTCGAGCGATAGAAAAAACTGACAAATCAAAAGCTTACATCCGCCTTACGGATTCTACGTTTCCTGTAATGAGCTGGCATCGCAAGGATGGGGACGCGTTTGGAAATTGGGGGGGCACTCCGATTGTACTTGTCGAGGACATCCCATCTGCGTACAAAGCGACGGAGTTTATCCATGCAATAGCACTCCTTGGCACCAATCTGTCGGATAACAAGGTGGCGGACATTATCAAAATGAAGCCACGCAAAGTATTAGTGGCTCTGGATCAGGACGCCACAGCTAAAGCTGCTGCAGCGCTAGCTAGGTATGACGGTGTTCTGGACAGCATAGAACTTAGGCCGCTGACAAAAGACTTGAAGGACTGCTCCTCTGAAGAAATCAAAGAGGCGCTCCAGCTAGGTTAACAATGCCTTCCTTAAAGAAACGCCCCAAAAAAAGTTGAGGCTCTGACGTGGGCCTCTAAGGGAAAGTGTTTTTATTGTGGACAATTTATGGGAACGAGGGCCACATGGGACCATTTCCTTCCAGTTGTTAGAGGACACAGCCATAGACTGAACATCGTGCTGGCATGCAAGAAATGCAATTGTCGTAAAGGCCATCGTAGGCCCAGCCCAAAGCAAAGGGAGAAGTTTATCTACTTCACCCACGCTTACATAGCCCACCGCCTTTCCACTCTTTCTGGTGCAGAGCAGCCAAAGGATATCGCGTAATGTACGGTTTGTCGCAGGCGCATTTTGAAATTCTCCGGGACAAGTTTATTCCGCTGATTGAGGAACTTCTGAATAAGGCGGAAGTCAAAAGAGAGGGTCCCGTCGAGTTTACAATGGAGCTCGTTGAAACGGACAAAGGAAACATCAATCACTCAAACGTTTACAGGTTTGAGCTGCGCGTACGACGCGAGACGATGGTTCCTATCAGAAAAGGCGGTTATTGGGGTTTTGTAAAACAAATTCAGCCTTGCACAGTTTTGTACTTCTACCTCAGCACTATGCCCGGCTGCTGCGGAGTGCTAATTAGCAACAGCATGTATGTTTATGAGGACTTCAGAAACAAAGGCCTAGCAACTCTGATGCAGCAATTTAAGGAGCAGTTTGCCTTTAGCGCAGGTTATACAGTGTTGCTAGCTACGGAAAAGGAAGGAAGTGGTAACAGAGGGATATTGCAAAAGAGTGGGTGGGAAATCAAAAGCTCTTTCAATAACCGGCGCTCAGCTAATCAAGTAAATATTCTGGTAAAGGAGCTAAAACCTATTGGGCCAAAATGAGCCATCACTAGAGAAGAAAGTAGTTGCTGCTTCTATAAGGAGCAAAGGTGCGTTCAATCGAATCGAAGCCGCTTCAACCTTCGATGACTACACGCCTTACGGCAGCTACTGTCTTAAGCTTGTAAAGCGTTTTTACGAGCGCGATCCCGAGGCCTCTAAGGTAGATAGGGACGTGCTATTGGAGTGGGTGAAGGCTGACATACCTGATAAAAATCAGCCTCTCTATTCCGACTTCATCAAAGAATGCTGTGCTATTGACGTATCTTCCACAAACATCGCCGATTTGGTGGTGGACACAAAGCGCAGGAACATAAGCAACAGGCTTGCGGCTGCCCTTCTAGACAGGAAGGATCAGCCTAAAATCCTTGAGCTAATGAACTCCTACACTTCGTTGGAAGAGGCGGAGGAGGCCGAAGAGGAAGAGAATTTCTCCGAGGTAAGCATTGAAGACATGCTTCGCCAAGAAGCAGAAGGAGCAGGACTACGAATAAAGCTACTGCCTAAACAGCTCGACGAAATCTGCAAGGGTAAAACAAAGCGCGGACACCATATTGTTGTGTTCGCTAGGCCTGAGACAGGCAAGACATGCCTTACGCTTACAATGGCGTTTGGCTTTGCGTTGCAGGGCTTGGATGTAATTATCTTCGGCAACGAAGAGCCTGTCCAAGATACAATCCTTCGTGCTCAGTGCTGTTTCACTGGCATGACAGAGGAGGAAATCAAGGCCAATCCTGCACGAGCGCAGGCTTTGTTGGATAAGCGTGGGTGGAAACATCTTCGTTTCATTCCTTTGAGCCCCGGCTCGCCCAAGCAGATTGACAAGTATGTCGAACGGTATAAGCCAGACGTTGTTATTGTCGATCAGATTCGCAACCTGAATGTCGGGGCTGAGACGCGTGTAAATCAGCTTGAGATGGCAGCGACGTCGATGCGCAACATCGGCAAGCGGCGCAACTGCCTGATGATTAGCGTTACGCAGGCTGGCGACAGTGCCAACAATAAGCTTGTTCTGGATATGGGAGATATTGACTTCAGCAATACAGGAATCCCTGCCACAGCCGATTTGATGGTGGGTATGGGTGTTAACGCTGAGAAGGAGGCACAAGGACTTCGCGTGTTCAACACGCCAAAGAACAAGATTGGTGGTAGGCACCAGCACTTTCAGTGTTTGATTAAACAGCAAATCTCTAGACTGGAGGATTTGTAATGCCGTGTCGTTGTGATTATCTGGAACCCACAGCCCGAGAGCGTGGGAGTTTGGCGGTACGGGAATTCTTGAAAGAAGTTGGATATGCTGTTAAGCGCAGCGGGCCTTACGGTAATGTGGACAAGCTAGATGAGGACACCGCAAAGCTCTGTTCTTTCCTTAAAGCGCAAAGCAAGGAGGTTATTTCAGGTTTAAGTTTGGAGCTTCAAATTTGGTGGAGAGATCATCAGAAGGCAGACGCCGCTAGAAAACAGCGTGAAGAGGTACAGCGAAAGCAAGTTAGGGAGCGCGCCCTATCTAAACTCTCGGAAGAAGAACTCCGAGCACTCGGTGTGAAGAAAGGGAGGGATTGGTAATGATTGTGTATTTCCTTCGTGGGTTGCCGGGAGCGGGTAAGAGCGCGCTTGCTAACGAGCTTCTGAATGTGCACGCTGACGCAACTATCGCTTGGGGAGATGAAGAAAAGGCTATCTCTATTGAAGCCGACGACTACTTCATTGACGAGAACGGCGAGTACAATTTCGATCCGGGCAAATTGGAAGAGGCCCATTCCTATTGTCGTGAGCGCTATCAGAAAGCTCTGCACGAGCATGTTAATTGTATCATCGTCTCTAACGTTTCAGCCGAGAAGAAACATGTCGATTGGTATAAGGAGGAAGCAGAGCTGTACGGATACATGTTCATTTCCCTGATTGTCGAAAACCGCGATCAGCGTAAGAGCATCCACAACGTTCCTGCCAAGAGCGTGCAGAACATGGCTCGCAAGTTTGACATTCAGCTCGGCCCTACGGAGTATTGATGAACGCACTTGAGCAGTACAACGAAATCGCTGTTAAGATTCCTGAGCTTAAGCTCTTGTTTGAAAAGGAAATTGTCGATCAAACCAAACCTCTTGAAGAGAGATGGGATTACTGGTGCAAAGCCCCAGATGCGTTGAAGAATGAAGAGCCCTACATCAAGCGTTTCGATTCGGAAAAGCTTTTGCCGGATGGCCGAATTGATTGGTATGACGATTTTGGCATTGAGCGTCGCCGCGTAGTAGACCTGTGTGTGTTTCTCGACGAGCACGTTTTGGATGTGTGGAATGGCGAAGAGCACTGGGCTGATGGGTGGAACGAACAGATAAGGGATGCTTTTCGAGAAGAAGTGTTGGCTAAAAACCTAGGCTCATTTGTGATGGACTGGTAGGTCGAAATGAGATTTCTCCTATGAAAATCTGGATTGTCAGAGCTGAAGATTGGAGTCAATGCTTCTACGAAGGAGACACCCCGTCTACAGTTATCAAAGCGTTTTCCTCTGAAGAGGGGGCGCAGGCTTTTATGGCAGCAGAGAAAGCCAAATATAAAAACAAGAAGTATCGTTACAGTCTCTCTTGGGAAGTGGAGGAGATGGATGTAGAATGAGAACATTCGTCATAGCAGATTTGCACTTCGGGCATGAGAAGATTGTCAAGTTTGAAAAGGAGGGCAAGCCTCTGCGTCCTTGGGATGACGTAGATGAAATGAACAAAGTATTAGTCTCCAATTGGAATGCCGTGGTTGGAGACAAGGACTTGGTGTATGTGCTCGGAGATTTCACTGTCAATGGTAAGCACGTCTGGCTAGCGCAAGAACTGCGCGGGCGGAAGGTGTTGGTGAAGGGTAATCACGACACGGCCAAGCTTGCTGAATACGCAGAATACTTCGAGGATGTAATAGCATGCCGCGTTCTTGATTGGGCAATCCTCACACACATCCCTATCCATCCGATGGAGCTTGGTAGGTTCAAGCACAACATTCACGGCCACTTGCATGATAAACGTGTACCTTTGATGTGCGACTCCCAACATCCCGCGCTTCTTCAGATCGTAGCCGACCCAGCCTACACATGCGTAAGCGTAGAACAGACGGGCTATAAGCCTATGGACATACAGGAGATTTATGAACGAGTCAGAGCTGGATGAACAAATCATGAACCACCTAAGCTTCGGGCGTGGCTCCGCAGGCTGGGACGATAAGCCAGTACTAGAGCTTCGCTGGAAGGGCAGGCGAGTGGACTATCTAGATGCGTACGACTTGCGCTTTATATTGGAGAATGGCCAATGAAGCCTAAGACAGCTGAGCAGATACGCCTAGAACGCAACAGGAGAGCGCTGGAGGCGCAACGAATCATGGACAGCTACTCCCGGTCGTCTCAGATAGACGACAGCCTTGTAGCGATTGTAGAGGCCGCTCTGATAGAGACGTCCTTAGAGAGCACGCTTAACTCCAGTAGCTTCGCAGACAGCGATGCTTTCTCCGGCGGAGGAGGGGATTTCTCCGGAGGCGGTAGTAGTGGAGATTTCTGAGTATGAATAGCACATTCGTGCTTCTGGCTCTAGCAGTCGCGTTGCTGTATCTTTGGTCATCTGATGATGACGATTGGAACTGCTATGGATGAAGCTGAACAGAAGATAAACAGCTGTTTGAACTAAGGGAACAAGCTTTTGTCTAATTAAAAGCTCTTGCTCTTGCTTTGTTTTTATCTTTGCTTTATCTTGCTTTTGCTTGCGTAATACCTTAGCAAGCCTAGACTAACTACAAGAGAACAACAATAAAGAAAGCATGGATTTACTTTGTATTCAGCTTAAGTATTTTGCTAACTAGCATTCTCATACTGAAAGGATAGATGCAATGATTCTTGGTTTGGTGCTTGGGTTTTTCCTAGGCTGTTTCTTATTCATCGTAATTGATGACATGGGTAAGCTATAGTAGTTGGAGATAATCCAATGTTAGCCCATCTCAATCTTGATAGAGGTAGATTTATGATGGCTCTATCCGACGCTATGCAGCAGCGACAGGCTACTGTCGATAGGCTTACAAGCGAACTTAGCACAGCGCAGATACGCGTAGAAGAACTTAGGGACAAGCTAGATTTGGCTAAGCGCCTTCAAGAAGAAACTAAGAGGATTGCTAGCCTATGAGTTTTCTACTGCTGGTTTTCGTCTTCATGCTATGTGTCGTCATGATAGCTGACGTGTTTGATACGCCGTGACTTTGGATGTATCTTATGCTAAAAGCCAAGCACTAGTAATTAGAAGAATAGCGGACAGGCTTACGCGTATTGGAGAGAGTATCAAAAGTCATGGCATAGTAGACTTCGGGCTACATCTAAAGACAGAAGTAGGGTATTTGATGGACGCTTTAGACATGAAAGAAGATGAGAGATAAGGAGCTGCTATCGACTACGAAAACATAAGCCCAGAAGTCTACAAGACAGGTTCCTTCGTAGTTGTAGATTTCGAGACCACAATCTTAGAAAAGGGAAGTCCACTAAATCTACAGAACGATTTGGTGCTGGCCTGTTGGTACACGTCGTGGGATGGGGCCTACCACAGCAAGTTTGGCACTGAGTATGAGCAGCGTGAATTACTCCGCGACATAGCTCAGGCCGACTTTGTAATAGCTCAGAACGCAAAGTTCGAGCTTGGGTGGCTAGATAGATGTGGACTAGACTTGCATGACGTGCTCGTCTGGGACACCATGCTTGCAGAGTGGGTAGTGGCCGGCAATCGGCAATTCCCTAAAGACCTCGGCAGCATGCTCAAGAAGAGAAGTCTAGCCGGCAAGGAAGACGTTGTTGGCGGAATGATTAAGCTGGGCATCTGTCCCTCTAACATTCCCAAAGGACTGCTAAACGCCTACTGTCGTGAAGACGTTAGGGGAACTCTTGAGCTGTTTCGCTGTCAAATACAAGAACTGGAAGAAAGACAGCAGCTCCATCTTGTCCTTGCTCGGTGCCTCCTCACTCCTGTCCTAGCAGACATTGAGAAGCAGGGTATTGTCCTAGACAAAGATGCCGTGTATGAAGAATACCACAGAGTAATTCAGGAGAAAGATGACACAGAACGATTGCTGTCAGAGTTTGGACAAATCAACTGGAACAGCAGACAGCAAGTTGCAGAGTTGCTGTACGACCAGCTCGGATTTGATGAGCTGCGAGACAGAAGAGGTAATGTCATTCGCACAGCTGCAGGCGCTCGTAGCACAAGCCGAGCAACCCTATCTCAGCTCAGAGGAAAAACAGCAACTCAGCGCGCCTTTCTGGAAGCGTTTGCTAAGCTGGCTCTTCTAAATACAAAAATAAGCAAGACACTTGCGTTCTTCAAGGAGATATGTGACAACCACGAGTGCAAGTTCCACGGAGCATTTAACCAAGGTAGCACTGGAACTCATCGCCTCAGCAGCTCCGGGAGGAAAATTGAAACTGACCAAGGAGATTCACTCTCCGCCCAGCTCCAAAATATTCCTAGAGAGTACAAGAAATTCATTCGAGCTAGAGACGAGGGATGGGAAGTTTGTGAGGCTGACGGTAGCCAAATTGAATTCCGAGTGGCTGCCGACCTTGGGCATGATGAAGTAGCATATGACGAGATTTGCAGAGATGCTGACATTCATACAGCTACAGCTACCGTCTTTTTGGAGGACGGCACTCATCCAGATTTCAAAGGACTAGACTTAAAGCAAGCAAGACAGCCCGCTAAGCCTCAGACGTTTAAACCGCTGTACGGCGGGAGAGGAAATCATCCTGCAGAAAAAGTGTACTGTGAATTCTTCCAAGACAAATACAAAGGAATCTATAGCACACAAACACAGTGGACGTACGACGTCTTAAGAGATAAGGAACTACGTACACCGTACGGCCTAATCTTCTACTGGCCTGACACGCAGCTAACTCGCAGTGGATATATCACCAATAGCACGAGCATATTCAACTACCCTATTCAGGGATTTGCTACGGCTGAGATTATCCCCATCGTACTTGTTAGTTTGTGGCGTAAGCTTAGAGGATGGGATGTTCGTATTATCCTCACAGTGCATGACAGCATTATCTTGGAAGTTGGTCCATCAGTAGACAGGAGACAGCTATACGACTTGATTGCTAGAGCATTCACAGAAGATGTGTACAAGTTTCTTGAACGTGTGTATGGCTACCGCTTCACTGTGCCGTTAGGTGCGGAGATTAAGATGGGCCCCGTGTGGGGCAGTGGTAAAGGACAGAAGGTTAAGATGTTTCCAAATGAAGGAGAACTAGTTTGGCAGTAGCAAAGAAAGTAGCTTCAAAGGCTAAGAAGCCAGCAACGCCTAAGCTGTATTACCTTGGCATAAGTGATGAATATGACGGCAATTACTGGACTGGGCCGTATACCAAGGATGTTGCGATCAGAGAAGCTCGCATTCACACTGGACCAGTGAAGTTATTCAAACTAGAAGCAAATCTAATTCATGCGCAGAAGCTTGACGACAGTGTCGAGACAATTGAAATCTAAGGAGAATTAATTGACAGCAGTAGTAGGGTTTGTAGAGAAAGTAACTGAATACCCAAGCAAGTTCAAGGGTAAGGATAGTGCATGGGCAGCAATCGTTGATAACGTTCGCTACAGCTTCGGCTTTAGTCGCTGGCAGCCTGTAAAGGAGGGCGAATACGTAGGCTTCGAGGCATCGCAGGATGCTAAGGGCTATTGGGTAGCAGACCTATCCACAATCAAGAAGGAGCAGGCTCCTGCAAAACAGACAGGTAGTTCGTCACAACGCGCAGCAGCTAGCTCAGGCGTGGCTCCAGCTGGTGACCTTCGGCAGGACAGCATTATTTATCAGTCGCAAGGAACACGAGCAGTTGCCTTTGTTGACATGCTGCTCCGAAACAGCCTTGTGGACTTTGGCAAAGCAAAGGGCGCCCAGAAAATCGAACTCGTAGAAGTGTATGTCGATCATTACACCAAGCGATTCTTCGATGACGTTAAGCGTCTGGCTCCGCCAGAGCATGAGAGTCCTGTAGATGCAGAAGCTCCGGCAGAGGTTACAGCAATTGCTAAACCTCCACGTAAGAAGGTAGCAGCTCCTGCAGCAGAGGAAGATGAAGGGGATTTTGCAGACGACGTGTTACCTTTTTAAATCAAATATTAGAAGCTAATAAGGAGATAGTATGATTAAGGACGGAGGTTCTCCGGCCCCCAAGAAGATTGCTGAAGTAATTGACCGGCTGGATAAGCTCATCAATGGTACACTGTCAGGAAAGATTGGCGTGCTGGAAGGCCGGCTATTCACTGTGATGGAACATAAGGTCACGGATGGTAAGCCAGAACAGCCTGCAAATCCAAAAACAGACCATGTAGTTACAACGCTGCTGGACCTAGAGCAGAGTTTGTATGGTTTGTCAGACCAACTTAGTGATGTTCTGAACAGACTTCAAACGTAATACAGAGCCCTTGATGTAATGGTAGCATAACATCCTTCCAAGTTGTTTGTGTGGGTTCAAATCCCACAAGGCTCTCCAAGGGTCGTTGGTGTAATTGGCAGCACGGCAGACTCCAAATCTGTCAGGTGTGGGTTCGAGTCCTACGCGGCCCGCCAATAAAAGAAGGGCAGCAATGAGGCTGCCCTTTGTTGTCTAAAACTATAAGAACAAGGAATTCTATTGAGCATTTATACATACGGCAGATACGAAGTGGTTATTACACAGGAACACTACGAGGAAGGCCTAGGAAAGATTCCGGGCTATGGTGTCCTGAATAAGGAGACAGGCATCATGGAGCACACATCTGCCGTGCTATGCAACGCCATGAACTGTGCTCGGATGTTTGAGCGACAGATTAAGAACATTGAGGAGATGGGAGAGGAACCCTCGCCAGAGGATTTTCCTAACGTATCCCTGTCTGATTTGCGACCCAACTAAGGAGAGGTTCATGGACGAACCACAAATTGTCACGCCTTGGAGTAGTGTTGGATACCTTACATACAAAAGAACCTATGCTAGACGCCTCGATGAGCAGAACGCTAGCTCTGCAACTGAAGAATGGGCAGACACTATTGATCGAATTATCAGAGGAACAGCTAAACAGCTTGACTGCGGATTTACCTTGGCAGAGCAGGAGCGGCTTCGACGACATCTGCTTGAACTTCGAGGTACTGTGGCAGGCCGGTTCCTGTGGCAACTCGGCACGGCTACGGTTGAAAAGCTGGGGCTTGCCAGCTTACAAAACTGCGCCTGCGTCTGCGTAGACGAACCAATTCGTCCATTTACGTGGACGATGGACATGTTGATGTTGGGGTGTGGTGTTGGCTTTAATATTCAGAGAGAGTATGTCTACAAACTACCCAAAGTGGATGCTGGATATATTGGTCCTGCGCGACATGATGCAGCAGATGCAGATTTCATTGTCTCAGATACTAGAGAAGGTTGGGTCAAACTCCTCGAATATACTCTCCGAGCTGCATTCGATGGCAATGCGAAGAAAAGATTTACATACTCTACGCAGCTTGTACGTGGAGCGGGAGCCCCAATTAAGGGTTTTGGAGGAACAGCTTCCGGCCCTGAAATCTTGTGTGACGGCATTGGAAACATTAGTGCTATCTTGGCGACAAGGGCTGGAAAGCAACTCCGACCAGTAGACTGTCTCGACATTATGAACATCATCGGCGCCATTGTCGTAGCTGGTAATGTACGACGCAGTGCTGAGATAGCAATAGGTGACATGGATGATTTTCAATATCTCCGTTCTAAACGATGGGACTTGGGAAATATCCCAAACTGGAGGTCCAACTCCAACAACTCGGTCGTGTGTAATGATTTTGACCTACTGCCCGACGAAATCTGGAAAGGGTACATGGGCAATGGGGAACCTTTTGGACTTATCAATCTTAAGCTCGCGAGAGCAGTTGGACGAACTGGTGAACGCCAGTATGCCGATAAGGACGTTATTGGGTTCAATCCGTGCGCGGAACAGAGTCTCGCTAATTACGAAACTTGTTGCCTTGCTGAAATCTTCCTACCCAACATCCGCAGTAAGGATGAGCTATTCGACGTGGGATCGTTGCTGTACAGGGTTTGCAAGCACAGCCTAAATCTGCCATGTCACAATAAGGAGACAGAGGAAATTGTCCATCGCAATCAGCGAATGGGTATTGGAATTACAGGATATCTTCAAGCAACGGAAGAACAGCGCGACTGGCTTTCCTCAACTTACGATAGGCTTAGAGAATACGACGCTGCTTATTCGAGAGAACACGGCTGGCCTGCAAGTATTAAACTCACTACTATCAAGCCATCAGGAACTCTCTCACTTCTGCCCGGTGTTACACCCGGCTGCCATCCAGCATACGCAAAGTGGATGGTTAGACGGATTAGACTGTCTGCTGATAGTCCCCTCGTCGCAACTATTCGCGAGCACGGATACAAAGTGGAACCTGTGCGTGCTTTCGATGGATCAGTCGACCGTTCGACTGTGGTTGCCGAATTTCCATTCTGTTACCCGGAAGGCACTAAGCTCGCGCGTGATATGTCTGCAATCGACCAGCTTGAAGTTGTTAGGCGCCTCCAAGCAGAATGGAGTGATAATGCAGTAAGCTGCACTATCTATTACAGAAAGGAAGAGCTGCCAGCGATCAAAGAGTATCTAAGCAAATACTACAATAAACACTTCAAGAGCTTAAGCTTTTTGCTTCACAATGATCATGGCTTTGATCAAGCTCCACTAGAAGAAATAACTGAAGAGGAGTACAACAAGCTTGTCAGAAAGACACGACTTATCACAGCTGTTGATCGCGCAGAATTCGATGGAGACGACGAGTGCGCTTCCGGCGTTTGCCCGATCAAGTGAGGATTATGTAAACGATCTGCAATGGCGTAAGAAAATTCTAGTTGGGTATATGCAGTCCTCTATAGGGGTAGAGGACTGGCATGCTGTACGAGATGCGGTTGTTGATGTTGAACTAATCGAAAAAGAACTGGAGGTTTTGAACAGATGAAATTCTTGCTATCCCTAGCTCTAATGCTATTCACCACAGCAGTCGGAGCTACAAGCTCTGATACCATTTACGCTAATGGCTTTGAGCTGTCGCCAGCTCCTTGTCTAGCTACCATCAATCCAGATGGAACGCCGCGCACACGACTTCTTACAAGTCCTGTGGCGTATGGGGCAGCTCTAATAACTCGCCCTGCTGTGCAGCTTACTGAGTATGGCAACGTATACAGCTACAACAATGCAGCTCCGGGTCCGGTGCTACCCTTCCCCGGCCTCACTGGCTCAGCCCCACGATTCACCAACTTCAAACGCAATAGCTACATCGCGTTGCATTTCAAGGTGCCATCCAACATGGATCCTCGAAGTTATGGAACGTGGTCAGCCCCTTCGGCTTGGCCGGGGTCGCTTCCAATAACTGTGTCCATCAGTAGAGGATGTGGGGACTTCTCCCACTTCCTGTCCTCGCCGGGCTGCGTAGCAAAGAACGTTCCGGCTGCTGATGGTCCGATTATCACATGGACATTTTCCACAGCGTCTCCAAATACATCGTGTGTGCTAAAGCCCGGCTTTGACTACTACATGAATATAATTCAAACAAACCCGGCCCTAACGCCAGCGTGCTCCGGGAATAAGTGCCAAGCGCCGGCAGCATGGAGGACTGGTTAATGAAGCGAGAGCACCCTATCATAGGAACGTGGGCTTCTACGGAGGCCCTAGGCAAGGCTCTTGAAGAGCTTATGGCCAGCGCTTGTGAGCTAGCTGTGCCCCGATGGTTGTATGATTTGAACGACAGAGGTAAGGAGATCGATCGTGACTCAGAAGAGCTTATCTAGGCTGGAAGAAAAACATCAGAAAGACCCAAGAGTTGGATATGTAAGGTTGCAGCTGACAATAGCAAACCCCAGTAGGGAGGCTGTAACATTTGCTGGCGATATTCAAATTTGCGATAGAATCCAGACCGAACACGGAAGAGAAGACGCTGTGCTTAGCGATGCATGCAGAGCGTTGATGGGTATGATTGATTGTCAAATGCGAAACTACAAGGAATAACAGTGATTAAGAGCTACCCGAAGATTCTTCCTGCTGTTAGCAAGTACGCAGACTTGATTGTTGGCCGTGACATTCAGATTGAAGAAAAGGTAGATGGCAGCTTCTTCGGCTTTGGTGTGGACGAAGAAGGCAAGCTACATATTCGCTCTAAGGGTCAGGCAATCGAACCAACAGCCCCTAACGATTTGTTCCGCCCGGCTGTTGAGCACGTCATTACAATTCAGCACCGTCTACCCAAGGGCTACGTGTTCTATGGTGAAACGCTAAAGACCGCACGCCACAACACACTGGAGTATGCCCGGGTACCCCGCAATCACATTGCTCTGTTTGGTGTGTTCACGGATTGGGAACGCTCAGTAGCTCTGCCATACGAAGAGATGGCAGAGTGGGCTGGTAAGCTAGACATTGATGTTGTGCCTCTCATCTTCCGAGGCCAGCTGCAGAGCTTAGACCAGCTCGGCCAGCTAGTGAAGGAAGGCCGAGAAAGCTTCCTAGGCGGCCCTGCTATGGAAGGCGTGGTGGTGAAGAACTATAACATGCCTATGGAATTCTCTGGCATGATTTATCCGTTCTCTGCTTTCAAGCTTGTAAGCGAGGCCTTCAAGGAAAAGCATTCCAGCAATCCCGACTGGAAGCCACAGCGTGACGTGCTTGAGGAATGCCTAGAGCAGTATCGCTCAGAGGCTCGCTGGATGAAGGCTATCCAGCATCTTCGTGAGAAGGGGGAGCTTGTTGGTGAGCCAAAGGATATTGGCCCGCTGATGAAGGAGCTATGGGAGGACGTGCTTACGGAAGAGAAGGAAAACTTCAAGGAAGAGCTGTTCAACATCTTTAAGAAGCGCCTAGCCTCAAAGGTTCAGGCAGGCTTCCCACAATTCTATAAGGAGTATTTGCTACGTGTATAAAGACGAAGAGGCTTTACTACTCAATCGCGCAATTGAGAAAGTAGAAATAAACGAAGACAAGACTGCACTGCGGTTTCACTTCAAAGAAGGAGAGCCTTGTGTCTTATACGTAAGTGGAGATTGTTGTTCTGAGTCTTGGATTGAGCATCTTGCTATGCCTTATTCTTACAGGTTAAATACTGTAGAAAATCTGAAGGCTGTTGATGTCACATGCGTAGATATTGGAGAGGTAGTTCCTACAAGACAGGAAGTTGATCTGCTGTATTCCATCACTGTGAAGTTTGACACAGGATCAGAAATGATTATAGAGATGCGGAACAGTAGTAATGGTTATTACGGAGGCGATTTCGGCATATGTCAGGTGAATCGTTGGGAGAAGGATTCATTTAAACCTCTCACGGAATCCTTTTGATTAAAGGCTTTCTGTGGGGGCTGGCCTTTTGCACAGCGCTATGGGCAGCCTACAATACAGGAGCGAATAGACAAGAGGCAGAGATTGTGTATACATGCAACATGTACGGTCGCTATCATTTTGATGGGACGCAGGAACTATTCTGCTCAGCTATTGTCCAAAGGAGTGAGGAGTACATGAAGCCGTCTGTTGCAGAAACAAATGCTAAACTGTACAGCAAAGAGAACAAAAACCTGCATAAGAAGGATAGGAAATAATGCCAAGCAAATCAAAGAAGCAAGCACGCTTCATGGCAGCAATTGCTCACTCTCCTGAATTTGCCAAGAAAGCAGGAGTTCCTCAGAGTGTTGGAGAAGAGTTTAACAAGGCTGACGCAGGCAAGGGATTGCTAAGCCCTCCCAAAAAGAAGAAGGAGAAGAAGTAAGTATGGCAGTTCCTCTGCTAATGATGCAGACGATTTTGAATCCCAACAAAACTAGAGGTGGGTATAGCTATGGGTATGGAGGAAGTGGCTTGTCAACTAATTGGATGCTAAAGCTAGCGTTCTTATCTGGTATTAGTTTAGGACTAAGTGTGGTGGCTGGGCCGATAGCCTATGCGCTTAGCCCTGTAATTGTCCCAAAGCCTTGGCTATGGTGGGTTGGGCTGTCGGCGAGCACGTTTGTCGGTAGTTTTATTATCGGCATACTCTGGGACCTAGTCAGTGACTAAACCCTTCAATCAATACGCGCAGAAGCAGCTGGAAGCTCTTGTAGAGAGCACACAATTTAATACGCTAGAGCGTAAGGATATGCGCGATTTGTTCCTAGAGCTACTGGCCAGACTCCGTGCTCAGACAAAACAAATCCGAGCACTAGAGATGGTAGTGAACAAATTTTGACTAGCGTAGTCCGCTTAATTGATTGTGACGTAGTGTGTTACAGAGCTGCGTTCTCTGTAGAGAAGATGCGCTATCGCGTGTGGAACGAGAGCAGAGATGAAGAGCTGTTCTTTGAGAATCACAAGGAGATGCGAGAGTATTGCAATAGTTGCGACGATGACAGAGTTTGGGTGGACAAGCAGAAAGTTGTAGAGCCCTTGGAGAACGCTCTGCAGAATACGAACAGCTTGATGCATAAGCTAACAGAGGGATTTAAATACGAAGCCTACCTAACAGGCCAAGGCAACTTCAGGCATGCTCTTGCTACCATCAAGAAGTATAAGGGCAATCGCGACGAAACTGAGAAGCCCAAGTATTACCATGAGGTAAGAGAGCACCTAGCTAGGCGATGGGGAGCCAAGGTTGTAGATGGTATGGAGGCTGACGACGAAATCTCTATCCGCGCTCACGAACTAGCTAAGCAAGGTAAGCAGCCTTGCGTCGTGTCGAATGACAAAGACATGCGTATGATTCCAGCAATCCACTACGACTTTACAAAGGATTTGTATTTCGAGATTGGGAAGGAAGAGGCATGGCGTAATTTTTACATGCAATGTTTGATGGGAGACAGCACAGACAATATCCCCGGACTACCAGATGTGGGACCAAAGACAGCTGCAAAAATTCTAGCTAACGCCAAGGGTAAAGGAGAGATGCTAGAGGCCGTAAAGAAAGAATGGCAAAACAGATATCCTGATGGGTATCCACGAGATGACGGCAGCCTGATTACAGCAGACGCTGCTATGAAGGAAGTTGCTTCCCTATTGTGGCTTAAGAGGACAAGAGAATGAGTTGGCTTAAAACTGTAGGCCTTGGAGTATTTACAGGCCTAGCGTGCGTAGGCACCTACCACACAACGCACGGCGTACTGCAAAATCTTCACCATACGCGAACGCTTGTAGTGTGCACAATCCCATCCATAGGCAATGTCAAAATGCACGTAGACGATTTGCGTATCGAGTCTTATGGGTTCTCGGGTAAGGATGAGAACGGCAATAGGCAGTTTTACATGAAGAGCATGATGGAAAGTTGCTTTAGCGTAGACGAGGAAATCTTAGAGAAGAATGCGAGTAAAAACACCCAAACACCGCTGCAACGGAACAATGAGCGAAGCCCTGCCTTGGATGTCAGGATTTGAGGGCATCTACAAAATAGATGCCTATGGAAATGTTTTCAGCGTAGACAGATACGTAAAACACTCCCGCGGGGGCTTTAGAAAATGCAAGGGGCAGAAATTAAAACCATACCTAGCGAACAACGGCTATCTTGTAGTAAGTGCTTCAAAAGAAGGAAAGGACAGTCCTGTTCTAGTACATAGAAAAGTCCTAGAAACGTATGCGGGCCCCTGCCCTCGGGGTATGGAGGCCTGCCATAAGGATGGTAATCGATTGCACAATCACGTATCTAATCTTAGATGGGATACTAGAGAAGAGAACTCTAAGGATAAGATTAAGCACGGCACAATGATTAGAGGAGAACAGAGCAACTTATCTAAACTATCTGAACAAGATGTGAGCATTGTAAGGAATCTTTACGAACAAGGCTTAAGCGTAAATTATATAGCGCATGTGTACGGAATGTCTAAAAGCGGAATAAGGGACGTTCTGTCAGGAAAATCATGGAAGTGGCTAGATGCCAAAAATTCCTAAGGATAGGCCATTTGCTAGCGGGACAATGACAAAGGCGCAGTTCTTTTCGTTTATACGTGCAGCCCTCAGACAAAAAAGTCGAAGATGGAAGCCCATATATGATTGCCTTAGTGCTGCGCGCCGACCTAGTAAGGACAAGAAAAATAAACGGCTAAAGTGGCAATTTCAGTGCAGTATGTGCAAGCGTTGGCATGCCCAGTCGGGAGTTTCTGTGGATCATATAGTGCCGTGTGGTAGTCTAAATGAACTAGAAGACTTACCGGGATTTGTGAAGCGGCTCTTTGTGGAAATTGATGGATTGAGAGTTTTGTGCCATGCATGTCACGCTAAAGTCACGCAAGAACAGAGGAGTAACTGATGGATAACAAAAAGTACCAGAAAGCCACTGCAAAGTTTGCTGTATATCCAAAAGATAAAGCTTTGGAATATCTCACATGTGGTTTGACTTCTGAGGCCGGCGAGGTAGCTGGCAAGATGAAGAAGGCTATGCGCGGCGACTACGCTGGTCGTCCCGGAGATTTTCAGTATGACATGGAGGCAGAAATCGGCGACGTGCTATGGTATTGTAGCGAACTGTGTACCGCAATGGGCGTAGCACTAGAGGATGTTATGAGTCAGAACATTCTAAAGTTGGAGGATAGACAGGCTCGTGGTAAGCTTAAAGGAAGCGGCGACAATCGATGAGCCATTTTGATCGGCAAGTACAAGGCAATCACTACAAGCAATTTACTATCCAGCCAATGGCGTATGCGCTGGCCAACCGTATGGGATATTGTGAAGCCACAGCACTCAAGTACATAACTCGTTGGCAACTTAAGGGAGGCCTGTCTGACTTGGACAAAGCCATTCATTTCTTGCAGTTGCTAAAAGAGTATGCTCAAGACAATCCTGATCTATTTGGTCTTAATGACGATGGTACTGTGAAGGAGAAAAATGGAAACAGTTGAAATCACACGGAGTGATTTGCGTTTCGTTCTTCGTGCAATCGACACGGCTCTGCCAGAACTAGAGGCGGCCGTTCACGACGGACTTATTGATGAGAGCGTACTCATCGAGCTTTCGGAGGCTCAGGATATTTGCCTCCAATCACTAAACGTAAGGAAATAAGCTATCCGTATACTGTCTCTAGACATTGAAAATAGCTTTCTAGTATCCGGCACTTGGGGCTTGTGGGGACAAAACATTTCCATAGATCAGCTTTTCGATCATGGTAAAGTATTGTGCTTTGCCGCTAAGTGGATGGACAAAAAGGCTGTCGTATTCAAACGATTCGACGAGCCCAACTTCCTCGAAACAATACATAGCCTTTTAGATGAGGCGGATGTTGTACTATCGTACAACGGTAAGCGGCATGATATTCCCATGCTGAATAGGGAATTTCTAAAGGCCGGCCTTACACCTCCAAGTCCATACAAACAGATTGATTTGTTTGAGACTGTCAAGAAGGCGTTCAAGTTTCCTAGTAACAAGCTACAGCATGTTTCAAAGGAACTTGGTATTGGTGAGAAAGTAGACCATGAAGGATTTGGCCTTTGGGTCAAATGCCTACAGGGCGATGCAGCATCTTGGGCTGTTATGAAGAAGTATAACATCCAAGACGTAAAGCTACTTGAGAAGCTTTACAATTCGCTGCAGCCGTGGGTAGCCAACCACCCCAATCACAATCTGTACGGTAGAGTAGGGGTGTGCCCGCATTGTGGCAGTAAGCATGTACAAAGCCGAGGAACATACAAGACACAGACAGCCATCTATAAGCGACTGCATTGTCAGGATTGCGGAGCATGGAGCCGTAGCCGGTACACGGAAGTTGAAAAAGAGCTACGCGAAACCGTATACACAGGAGTTAGCCTATCGTAATGCACCCTAAGTTTGTTAAGCGTATCGCCGATGTGGCAGCTGATCGAATCAAGAAATATGGCTACCAAGTAGCAAACAAGTGGGCCACGGACTTTCTATCAAAGGAAGACCTACGAGAAGTGAATAAAGAAATCGAACGGAGGAATGGTAAGAAGGTATGACGGAACAGCTTCTAAAGCTTCTGGATGAGGCAGCATCAGAGATGCAGAAGGCAAATAATTGGGCTGGCTATAGCAAGCTAGCTGAAGCGATGAGGCTTCTAGAAAATGCCGAGAAAGCAGCCTAGCTTACCAACTCCTACGTATTGGGTAGAAAAAACCCCGGACGGGATTCCTCCCTCCGGGGCTCTTTTGCTCATTCGAGGTTTTCGCAACTTTGAGGATGAAGAAGAAACATCTCTCTTCATCACTTTAGGAATATACTCAGACAGGCTTCAGATATTCTTAGATGAAACCGACACTGCCATAGAGCAGGGAGCTACAGTAACGCACTACCACCTAGTACATCATCCAGACGGAACATTGTTCCAGCTCTGAATACAATCTATCAGGCCTTTGTGTTTAGCCTGACAAATCTTGTAATCTTCCTTAACGCCCTTCGCGTGTATCTTGAATTGTAAGAGGTCTTTGCTAAGTAGCAAAGAAACATCCTCGCACTGTTCTAGATACGCCGGAGGGCATTCTATTTTCTCACGTACGATTTTAGTTGTTGTAGTCGAGCAGCTCGCTGTCACTGAGATCGCAGCTAGCAGGCTTAGGTACCACAACTGTTTTAGTGTGTTCAATTACTTTCACCTTACCTTCTTTCAAGGAGTCGATATGTTTCTGAGCATCCAGAGCTTCTTTTACAGCCTGTTCTTTCTCAGCCTCGTAGCGCTTTTTATCCCGTTCATTTTGCTCGGCGGCCTTATCTGCCTGAGCTTGAATGCACTCGTCTCTGCCGGCGTAATATTGATGCGTGCGATCCGTGTACCAACTACACCCAAGAACGATAGCTAATGCAATATACAGATATTTCATCATGATAATGTCACCTTAGCTATGCCGCCAGCCCCCCCAGATGCTCCGACAGCTGCGCTTCCTGCAGCATAGTCTGCAAATCCTACAGTTCCTGTAGTCATATTACAAGTGATAATTTTACCACTACCAGCACCGGGAGCCCCATTCCCGGGCAATCCTGTCCCAGTTCCAGTTCCGCCATTGCCGCCGGTGCCACCACTTGCATCAAAGAAATCAGGCACGGAGGGTCCTGTTAATTTTCCGTACACGCAGCGGATAGGGCCTCCTCCTCCTGCGCCTCCCCCGCCGCCGCCACCAACATTACCACCAGACGTGCCGAAGTTCGCGCCGTTACCACCATTTCCACCGACCGCAACTACTCCCCCAGACGGAGTACTGGCATCCGTTATGATTTCTCCAAACTTCAAATCCATTCCTACGGCACCATAGGCGGGACCGCCCCCACCACCACCATTTCGTGTGCCATCCCCCGTACCACCCGTACCTCCAGATGCACCGCCACCGCCTCCGATTCTTGAGCCCGTATCTGTGAATAGTCGAACAAAGAAACTAGCGAGAATTCCAAATCTGGTGTTTGTTCCTACAGTCCCGGATGTTCCGGGTGTACCTGTCGATCCGGCCCCGCCTTGTCCACCACGAGAACCTGTCCCGCCCCAAACATTGGATGCTGCACCAATGCTTGTCCCATTACTGGAATTGCCGGTGGCTACACCATTAGTTGCGGCCGTGGGCGATGGGCCCGGAGTAGCAAAGTATTGGTTGCCCGTGTTAGGAATAGCACCGACCGCGCCTGCACCTGCATTGGAGGAATTACCTCCATTACCGGAGCTTCCAGAGATTACTCCATAAAAACCGGAAGTACGATCCCAAGATTTTGCTGATAGTTCATATGTGTCAGGGCGAAGAGTAATTCCTGTTGAAATTTTCAGATTGTTAAATGCACTGTGTGCTGTCAGACGATAAGTAGAGCCTGCCAATACAGCAAATGCAAATGTATTAACGCCATCAAATGTGGCATCGCCATTCTCTTCGGTTCCTCCAAAAACCTCAGCCGGAACAGTGCCAGACGGCCCGGTTGGCCCCGTAGGGCCCGTGGCCCCGGTTGGGCCGGTAGCTCCAGTTGCTCCAGTAGCTCCTGTAGGGCCCGTAGGCCCTGTTGGACCAGCAGGTCCTGTCGCGCCTGTAGCTCCGGCTGGACCTGTAGCGCCAGTGGGACCAGTTGCCCCATCGACTCCAGCTGGGCCAGTTGGTCCTTGAACGCCCTGTCCTATTGCAGCTATTGAGGCTGCTAGTTCGTTGTCTTTAGCAGCTAGCGCATGTAGGATATCGTTGGTATAGTTGCGCTCAACGTCCGGGTTATTAGTTTTAACTAGTCGAAAGTTGCTGAGATCAATTGGAGCTGGCATTACATACCCTTAGCTTTTGTCAGGAAATCATATATCTGAATTCCGAATTTGTAAAAGAACATTCCTAGACAGGACACTACGAAAGTTACTCCACCAATGAATCCTTTGTAGCGGGATATCTCTTTCTCTAGTGTAGCAAGGGTACTTGTCATAGTTTCCAAGCGCTCTATCATGTCCTGCCGCATAGAGGCAGCTGTTTCCATCTCTTGTAGAATATGGTCTATGTTTGCTTCTACAGTAGCAAGTCTCTCTGGTATAGTCATGTTAGCCTCCCGGATCACGGCCTTTAACGTAGCCCTGTCCAGAGCCACCAAATCTATTGTAGTTGCCCATAGCTGGACGTACGCCGTTAATAACGGGCGACCCATTCACCATGAAGTTGCTTACACCTGAAAGGGCGTATCCTCCACCAAAGCCTTCATTCTCTCTACGTTCTTTTAGTGTTGGTCTATCTATAGGATTGCCTTCGCTATCAATGTTGCCAGCGTAGTAATCCCCGAGTCCTGAGAAGTCCGGCAACACACTGCCGCCCTGATTGTAGTTATATCCACCATCAGATAAAGAAGGACCTCCTTGTCCAAATTGATAACCTGATGAGTAGGGACCATAATCACTAACCCCATAGCTAACTTCGCCTGTGGAAGGATTGATGTATGTTCTACCGCCACCACTACCATCAGTGTTGATATCTCCTACAGTTATAGACGTTCCCGGAGAAGCATCTCTATGGAATAGATTGCGCAAGCCATTGAAAGCCGGCATGACAATATGCCTATCCACCCAAGGAGCAGCCATAGCCCCTAAAGGCCCGGCAATAGCTCCTCCAATAGCCCTGTCTGCTAGATTGCGGCCGTAGCCTTTCCATGCGTTTCTATTGCCTCTAGCCATCTGAACAAGCTGACTATCAGCAAAAGGATGCTGACTATTGGCATTGTATATGGAAGGGATGGGAACAGGAGACCTAAGCCCTATCTCGGACAAGCCTCTCCCGACCCCCATGTTAAGGCCACCACCAATTATCTGGTCTCTAATATCAGCCATAGGGCGCGTATCCAAATGCTGGCATTACTGCCTGTTGAGGTGGGGCTCTGTTAGTAGGAGGTTGTGCCATAAAAGGCTTAGGCGCTGCTATAGGCTGCTGCGGTAACTGCTGTCCTGCGTGCAATTGCTGCAGCATCTGCATAAGCCTAGCCTGCTGACTCATGGGCGGAGCAGGGCCCTGAGCCTGCACAGGCATGGAAGCTTGCACAGGCTGCTGGTGAGGGGTGTTGAACAGCGGCATCTGAGGATTGCCTGACCTAGTAGCAAACTGCTCCATTGGTCTATTGCGCACAGCATTGCCATCAGCATACTGGCCTCTCATCTGGTACATAGCGGATTGTGGCAAACCGTATGGCATATCGTGTTCCTTATAGTTCGTCTACATCTACCGTTCTGTATTGACGGAGAAGAGTATTTAGCTGTGTCATGTTATAGCGAAAGCGTTCTTTTGCTTCCTGTTTCTTATCTTGTGTAGCCCCTAGCATATCCTGCTCTAGGTCCTTCTTCAAATCAGCCGCTAGTTCTGTAACCTTAAGAGGCTCATTGCGCAGCAATGTGCTTATCATTCCTTCGCTAATTCCAGCCGCCTTCAGGCGTGCTACCAAATCCCTCCTAGTCGCACCCTGCTCTTTGGCAGCTTCTACACCAAGCCGTAGTTTTTCATATGGCTTCGCGGCGTCCTTAAGTGTAGATATAAACGCCTTTTCTAGTCTTTCGGGGCTACTCTCGTAATTGGCTTTCATCAAATCAGCATAGCTATTCTTGGCTTTGTTGATTTCTTTCTTAGCCGACGCGCCTACGAAACTACCGACGTCACTAGCAATGTCAAGTTTCTGTGCTCCTATACCACTAGCAACAGCGTACTTTAGAGGCGTGCTTTCTAGCTTATTGGACTGAGCAATATTAGCTGCTGTTTTAAGAACCAGAGGTTCTGTGGCTGCTATCAGATTGTCCGCCCCTTTAGCAGATACCCCAGCCTTTGTAAGCTGCTCATGCATGAAGTTGTAAGCATCCTCAGCTGTTCTAGCTGTGCTTGGTTTGCTATCATTCCATACTTTGGATAGAGCCTTCCACATTGTATTGCTAGCCCAAAGGCCAGAGATGTTGTCGAATGCCTGTTCGGCCTTGTCCTGAGCTTCCTTAGTTTTCCCATTACCAGCTAAAGCAAGAGCTTCGTACAGATGGTTGAGAGGGGTTGTAATAGGAGCATATGGATTTGGACGAGACAAATCGTAAGCATACTCGCCGTCTTCTGGATGCTCTGGATCAGCCAGAATCATTGAATCCTGACTATTCCAAAACTTATCCTTGTCCATGTACTTCTTACGCGGGTCATCGTCTGCTAGCTGTGTCGCAGCCAATCCAGCAGCCGCAGCTGCTGCTTTAGCAATAGAAGCAGCATACTTGTTGTATGCCACCATGCTACCTCCAACCCCAGAAAGTCTAGCAATTCCATGTCTAGCTAAGTCTAGTTGTCCATTAGCAAGTCCGTCGCGTACATCCTGAACTCCTACCATGAAGTTGTTTTTAAGAGTACGAGCAACTTCTGAGTAGTAGGTAGCAAAGCGGCTCAATCCAGTTGCTTCTGTGAAGCGTAGTACAGGCGGAGCCATAGAGGGAGTGATGTTAGTGTCGTTGATACGACGTGCAACAAACTCCTTTAGCTGATCCTCTGACATGTTAATGCCGTGCTTCTCATTGTGTCCTTTCCAGAAGTCTAGCTCATTATGCCAGTTGGCCATCTTGGTATAGAGGTCCATAGCAGAATACAATTCCTTGTACCCTTCCAAGCCTAGCCTTCCTGCCTCTCTTACCTTTCCATAAAGCCATTGAACTGGGTTGGGCTTACTATAAGCCTCTTCCATATACTGCTTAATGCGCGAGGCTGCCTTGCTTCCGCGCAGCTCTTCCATGTGCGAGTATTCAACCAGACCGTAGCGGAAAGCATCACGAGCATCTGGAGATAGGCCAGAGCGCCTATCAGCCAGAGTCGTGTCGATCATCATCTTGATGCCCTTACCAATGGCTGTCGGGCTAATGTTGCCATTAGACAATAGCTGCATGGGTGAGCCCACGAAGTTGTTAGCGAAGTTGCCAACGTTGCCTAGCACACTGGCGAGCTTGGTAATACCAGCGATCTTGCGAACTGGCTTAACGGCCCTAGCTGCTAGATTGGCGGCAGCGGACACGCCACTACCATCTGCAATCAAACTATCAATCCAGTCTCCCGCCGTCTTATCCATTTGGAATACACTGTCCATTGCCTTCTTAACATCAGGCGTAGTGAACAGTCCCTGAAGCGGGCCCATCTTTTCTCCAGTGATTGCTTCATCGTGCGTGCCATTTCTAGCTTCACTGAAAATCTTGCCCATGCCTTCCGCGCGCAGCTGGTTTTGAGCTGCTAGGTTGGATAGGTAGTTGTACTGTGTACGGACGGTAGCTAGATTGCGGGCAATAGGGTTCTTTAGCTCTCCCCAAAATTGGCGAAGCTCTTCTGGCACATCTCCTAGTTCTGAATAAATGCCTCCACTGCGACGAAGGTTTCCAAAGTAACGACGCTGCGTGTTCTTCTTGTCTCCAAGGCCAGCAGCTGCCATTACAATATCATCCAACACCTTGTCCTTGTCGGCCATCTTCCGCATCTTATCAGCGATAGCCCCCACCATAGCGTCACGGCGAGTGTCACCCTTCAATCCCTTAAGCTGTGCATCTGCATCCAAGCCTGTGTGAAATTTGTATAGCTGCTCTAGTTCGTCTGTATGACGAGAGGCTAGGTTTTGTACATCGGGCAGCCATGTCTGTTCCAAATACTTACGAGCTGTGTCAAAGTCTTTGAAAGCACTCGCTTGTTCCGCCGTTGGTTCTTTGCCAGCAGCTATGGCTTTCTTGGCCTGCTCATAGAGTTTGGCCTTATCTTTCATGTAGCCTTTGATTTCATTGGCAGCGTAGGCGCGCGTCTGGTAATTGCCGGCGCGTTCAATGATTGTCTGTCCAATCTCTTTCTGCTTAGCAGTAGCATTTGGATCAAGAGCAATCTGTTCCCCAATCTTCAAAGACCTATCGTAATTGTTAAGCCATTCAGCCTTAACTACTTGCTGAGCAGCAGGATCGAGGCGCTTCAAAGAAGCGACGTCTCCTTCCATAGCTCTGCCAATGTCACTCTCGTTTTCTTTGGACGTAACTCTACGTAGGCGCTTAGCACTCTGTGCTGCCTCTAGCTCTCCTTCGTTGGCTATGCCCTGCTTGGTTTTCTTTGCGTAATGGACGATAGGCTCTATACCTTTGCTACTTAGCAAAGCCTTAGCTGCAACTACGACCTTGCTGCGTGGCTTCTGAAGTTCCTCTGGACGATCGGCATTTAGTACGCCTCTTCCTCTAGCTATGCTCTGTCCGGCCGACTTATCAAAAAATTCGTGGCCTCCGCTAATAACAGCGTCTAGAAGCGTGTCCATCTTAGGACTCATACCGAGCATATTACGGATGCCAGATACGACCGCATCATACATAGTGCGCAGTCGGTGGAACTTAGCCTTATCTGAGCTAAACTCAGGTACAGCCTTCTCTACTTCCGATAGCTTAATCTTCTTGAGCTGGTTGCGGAAAATAGGATTGGTGTACGTCTCCGTCATGAACTCGTGAAGATTGGTTACACCGTACTGCTCTGCAAATCCTTTGAAGTCTGACTTAGGTCCGGCCTTATCCTTCACTATACCAGCAGAATAATCAAAGAGCTTCTTTAGTCTACCAAAAGCTAGAGCCTGCTCACCAGAAAGCTTTCCATCCAATCCAGCCTGTAGTGCGCGTGCTGTAATAGCGTGCGTGCCTTCATGTAAATAGGCGTGCACTGTCTGCATCTCTGGATCGAGACGAGCCTCGTGTGCCGACTGAGAGTAGTAGCCAAAGCCCGGCTGTTGATTGCTCAGGGCCTTTTGGGCAAGATAAGATGCATGTAGAGGATCGTTCTCATCGAACGCCTTAAACTTAACATCCGCGCCACCGAGCTTCTTGTCTAGCTCTTGGAGATACTTAGCGTACTCACTAATCTCAGGATGTACTCCTGCGTCTCCGCGAGCTACGTCTCGCAATACTTCGTGGAATGTCAGGCTGCCATCGGCCAGCTTAGCCTTCCATGTTTGGGGAACGTTCTTGGTGGAAAAGAGAGGATTGCCCATCTCAACTCCACCAGACTGTCCTTCAAGAAACGCTGCCCTACGTGCGCGAGCTTCCTGCAAACTCTGCTCTAGAGTTTTGGATTTTGAAGTTGGGGCTTCTGCCGTCTTCCGAGAATATGGAACAAAGCCTTCCTTAGAAGGTCCCCTATTAAACATGTCCTGCTGCTCAGGAAATGCAAATTGCTCTTGCGTTTGTTCTACAACCTTTGGCTGTGTTGGGTTGAACAAATCCCCTTGGGTTTCTGCGACAGCCTCAGGAGCAACGAGAGCTTCCGCGTCAGCAGTTGAGCGAATATCTGGGTAGATATTTTCGTTCTGTAGTCCCTTAGCACGTCTTAGACCCGCATCTCTAAAAGCCTGACGCATAGCGTCATTAGGAGCTTCTTCTGTGTAACCAGTCGGATTATCTAGTGTACCTTGTAGCGTAGCCTCTACTGGCTGCTCATTTACAGGCGTACGCACATCCCATAAATCTGGGTGCTGCGCGGCTGCTTCCGGGTTGTTGCCCGCGGCATATTGCTGCTCAAGTTCTGCAAGTCCTTGCTCTCTGGTGGCGTTATCAATGGCTTCCTGCTGCTGGCGTAAACGCTCCTGTCGCTGCTGGAAGTAGTTGCGCTCTAGAGCGGCCTGCTGATCTGGGTGACGATCAGCTCCAGAAAGAATATCCTCTGCTCTACGATATTCCGCAGTAGAGGCATCTACATGTTTGCCAAACAGATCGCCCTGTACTTGGCTTTCACCAGACTGAGTGAATAAGTCCCCCTGTTCAGGCTCCTTGCGGCGATTGATTATGTCGCTCTGCCTTTTAGCCGCCGCGCCAAAATCGTATTCTTTACTTGGACTCGCAGCTTCGACACCGGCGTCAAACGCCGCGTCTCCCGTCTTGGGGATTTCAGACTTTGGTGCCCTAGCTCGCTCCCCAAACAAACTACCAAACGCACCCATACCTGCCGCCAATGCAGCATCTTCCTTAGTAAAATCTTCCCCGCTCAAAGCCTTCTCAGCAGCTGCAATTCCGACACTTCCGGGAACTTGCACCGCAGCTCTCTTAGCTACACCAAGTAGCCCCGTAGCCCCCTTGAAAGGCAGTCCTAGAGCCAGCATAGCCTCATTAGCTGCTGTGCTCTTACCTAGCTCTTTGTACGCCTTAGGTAGACTGCCCGTCTGGTCTAGAGCCTCTCTAGCAGCCTCTGGTCCCATACCAACAATAGAGGTTGGAAGAAGCCCGCCCACGAGCGATCCTGCCGTCTTACCAGCATCCTCAACTCCAACCATCTCCTGATCGGCAGCTTTGCTCAGAGCGTCAGCTGCTTCAAATGCCTGTGTAGATTGGCGAGCCTCTGGTGGCAGAAATTGTTCCTGAGGATTTAGAGACAGCAAGCCACCTCCGGCCACACTAAGGCCGGCTAGTCCCTTACCTAATAGGCCCCCGGTTTCTTTGGAGGCGCTGCGTAGGAAGTTGAGGCCCTGTGCTACGCGCGGATTGTCCACATCCCCAAAGTAGTTGGTGGATACACCACTCTCCACATCTGGGAACGTGTTAGTAGCAGAGCCTGCCTGAACATTGTCCCACTGGCTAGGCGCCTTTTCTTTTGGATCGGGCTGGAGATTGAACACCGTGTCAGGAGGAGCAAGTCCCTTGCTAACAACAATTTCCTTTAGACGCGCGTTTACTTTCGCTGGGTCTTTCCCTGCGTTCATGGCGCCTATAGCCAAAGCCATGTAGTCGTCTAAAGTCTTAGCCATTATTCAATGTCACCGAAAGGATTGTCTTCTTCTGTATCATCTTCTTCACTAGCCTGAGCAGGAGCAACAAGTCCCATAGGCTGAGGAGTTTTCACAACGTTGTACATTGGACGCAGTTTGTCTTCAATCTGCTTGCGGGCTGTCTGCCGAGCCTGCCATTCCTGTAGAGCCGCCTGTGCACCCTTCTTACGCGCTGGGCTGGCGTTTGGATCGGCCAGCGTAGACTTAGCTAGTTCTGCATCGGCTGCTGTGATTGTCGTTGCATCAGGCTTGCCGTACTGCCGAGCAAATGCTTCGTCCACATTTTTCTGGAACAGGGCCTCATCAACTTCATTTACTGGCTTACGATTGCTGACTTTAGGCTTTCCTAGATTAGCGGTTTTAGCCTGAACTAGGCTTGTCTGTGCAGCTAGTAATCCGGGCCTACCTTCAGCCATTGCCAAAGCCGCTGCTGCATTTGCCTGCTTATAAGCAGTGTCGCCTTCAAGCTTCTGCTTTAGAAGTTCCCTGCCTTCTGGAGTTTCCTGAAATACCTCTTGCATCTGTCCACGTTCATTCAAGCCCACAATGTTGCCTTCGGCCGTCTTCATGAAGTGCGTGTACTTAGGGAATGTCTTGGCAAACTCTTCTTTCTTCTGTAGAAGGTCCATCTCAAGCTTGTTAGCTAGCTCAGCTTTACGCTTGGCTAGCTCAAAGTCTTTTTCTCTGTCTTCGTCCTTGTCCCTAGACTTGACGAAGTATTCTAGGCCTGCGCCTAGACCGGCGAGGAGTCCTGCATTAGCCATTATATCTCTCCTTGCATAGGCGCTACTAGTCCACCACCAGCACCATCATCTTCACCGCCGTCTGGGTTGGGGGCTTCAGCAGGAGCCGGCATACCACTACCGCCGCCTGCCTGTTCGTGCTGATTCATCAAATCCATGATTGCCTGCTTAACGGCCTGCAGCATCTTAGGATCGCCAAATTGCTTTCCAAATGCTGACACAAGCATCTGTGCTACCTGCATAACCACATTGTCTAGCACGCCGCCCTTAGCAATCCATACACGCCCGTCTATAGGAAGTTGGGCTTTGGCTAATGCCTGACGTGCATGGACCATCTCGATAAAGATAGCATGAGCTAGAGCATTGACAGGATCGTTCTGATTCTGCTGAATGTATTGGAGAATGTTGTCCTTGTCACCAAATACCTTATTCATAAGGAGATTGGTAACTAGTTTTACATCGCCCTTTGCACTGTCATTTTTACCAGCCATTTGCTAGAGGTCCTGAAGTTGGCTTTGGCGTGAGCAAACCAAAGATATTTGTGGGATTGTTCTCTGCCTTAGACGGATCACGATAAAAGCCCTTGTACTTCTGATAGGCGTCTGATAACTGCTTACCATGCGCTTGGTAGTATTTCTCATCCTCTGCAAGCTTTGCTCTATAGAGCTGCTCGTTAAGTTGCTCCTGAAGCTTGAGCTGCTCGGCACTCTGCTTGCCCTGAGCCATACTATTCAAATACCCTGCGCCAGCCATTAGCCCGGCATTCATCAGCCCACCGTAATTAAAGCCAGAGCCATCATTCCCGCCCGTAGCAGACGGTCCGCCATAGGTGTAGTCGTTATACCCATCGTAGTTGGAGGTGTCATTAAAGTTGTAGTTGGACAGATCATTCTGACTATTCCACCAGTCAGACATGTTGTAGTCTGTTCCAGTGTCTGTCAGGTCGGTGTCCGATCCACCAAACCAACCATCATCGTATAGGTTCCAGTCATCCATTAGTAACTACCTCCCTGCCAAGTAGGGAGGGGCGCATAGTTGCTAGGTGTGTCATACCAAGGACTATTTTCGCTCCATCCATTTGTCGGCTGGCCTGCGTTTGTAGCGAAGCCAAATAGATTGTCATAGTAGGAATTGCTCCCCTGAGTCGCTCTATCTAGATAGCCTTGGAACGCTTCCGGGTCGTTCATCACGAAGGGATTGTCCATACCATTTAAATAGGCCTGATGCGTAAAGCTGTTGTCGCTATTCAGCATATTGGCGCCAAGATTAAATGCGCTCTGGCGTAGCTGATTACCAAACTGCTGCCGTTGCATGTAGTCTTGGAACGACCTGCCTAGTCCTGCCTGATCGCCCTCAAAGGTACGATTCTCTCTATTGTTGAGCAGGTTAAGCTCGGAGCCATACCGCGAGGCTGCTGCAGCACCAGCTGCATTAGCACGAGAGGTATAGTTGTTCAGATTAGTTGCGAGAATAGAATTCAGCGCATCCATGTTCTGCCCAGCGGCCGTGCCGTATGTGTTAGCGTCCTGTTGTGCTATTGGAGCAGCTGCCTGAATGGCGGAAGCCATAGAATTACCAGCGGCCATTCCACTATTTAATAGGCCCCTACTAGCAGCCGTACGCAGGCCCGAGGCACGAGCCTGCTGCATGTACGGAGAATTGCTAGCTAGCAAACCATTAAGCTGTGTGCTCATTAGCTCGTTGGGCTGCACGTTACGCACGTAGGCGCTATTAGCGCCTCCGCCCGCATTTGAAATGCCCGAAGGCAGGTTGGTATAGTTACCTATGTAACTAGAGCCATACCCACCGCCATAGCCATTAGAACTGTAAACATTCTGAGGCATTGGAGTTATTTGTGGTGTGGGCATTATACATCTCCCTTATTTTCAGTGTGCTGCACCAACATTGCCTGTAGAACGAATGGAGGGCACACTTCTGCATTCACAGGGTCTTTCGTTGTCAAAGGCTGCGTTATAGTGTTATAGGACATAAACTTCATAGAGAAGCTTCTTCCCCTAGTAGCTAGAGCAGACATGTTAGTGGTTGGCTCAAAGTCATCAGACACCATAGCTGTTACTTCTCTAGGTAAACTAGCGTCAACAACTACGCGCTGATTGCTATACGTTTTGTCATCGTTGGATTCATAATCCTTGCCTACATGCATCTTGATAGGAGCATAGCCAAGAGACATGCCGTGTAATCTACACTTCCTAGCATTGTCGTAGTTGAATGGACTGCCGAAGAAGTTCTCATTTGAAATGATGTAGCACGGAATTCCTTTTCCATCAAATGTCCAACTTTTGCCATATTCATAGACGTAGTAGGTAGATAGGGTGGCGCTCTTTGAATAGTGACCAAGATGAATGTGCTCCGCTCCCGTACTATCTATCCAACTCGCCTCTGCTCTAGGAACAAAGAAGCCCTTAAATAAGCCTTCGACAGGTGTATCGCTATAGATAGCAGGGGCTCGTATCGTAAAATGAGGCTGTTGATCCTGAGCTAATGTCATGCAAAGCCAGTAGCCATCCCCCATACATAGCCAGTATTGGTTTAGACTGCGATACGCTATTCCTACAACGGGAGCGCTTCCCGCACCAACAGTACCGATAGGGTTTATAACTCCCTGCAGTCTTGGCAGTAGCCAAGGACTTACTATGTAAGATAGACGTGATTTGGCAAAGTCACCATAAGCTGAGGTTTGATCAAAGATCGAGATTCCCTTATTAGAGCAGTAGATAGGACGTCCGACGTCAGCTACTGTGTACTCAATGGCACCTTCATAAGGATTTAGCACTGTTAGAGAGAAGTTATCAATCGACGTTCCTGTCAACCCATGGATGCTGTTCTTACAGAAGATTCCCAGTGTGGTGCCTTCCATACGAGCGTATCCCACAACAGGGTCGCCTGTATCAATCTCTATTGCTCCGGCAGTACCATCGAAGTTTGTTGGCTCTCCTATGACAGAGAGTTGGTTGGAACCTGAAGCGAAGCCAAGCACCAGATGAAACTGATGATCAGATACATGTCGTGGTTTATCTTTTGTGCTGTCAATCTGAGTGTAGATTGTGTTGAAATAGAAGCCGTCGTATGTAAATGCTCGTCTAGGCCCACTTACTCCGTAAAAGGCCTCAAAGTCTTCATTGCCTGTAAAATTAGCAGTGATAAACTGATAGCGAGATTTAGCTGTCTCTAATTCTGATAGTGGCGCTAGGCCGTTGTAGACAAACGCCTGATCAGTCGCTACCACAGTGGCTACAACAACACCAGCGCCCCCGGGCTGTGTCCTAATTTCGTCTCCCGGCGACACATAATATCTAGTTCCCGAAGCCACAGGTATCACATCTGTAATTTGCACAATGCCCGACGCGTCGCTTTCGCTCCATGACGTATCCGGGTCTAGAAACTGATATGTAAGTTTTCCTGTAACGTCATCCACTCCATTCCAAAAATAGTAGTTGGTAATGGTGATGGTGTAGTACACTTTGATCTGAACATAGTAAATGTCAATGGTGCCTGCATAGCTAGTAGTTACTTTGCTTACAAAAGGCTGCAAGAAGAAGCCAAAATTACTATCCAGATTAGACTTCATCTGGGCTGCTGACAGGCCGAACAAGCTAGTTGGACCACCAAAAGTCAGCTGTCCCAAGTCCTGTACTGGCAATGATGCGTCTGCAGGCAGTAGCTGCGTTTGTGGGGAAGAGCCTACAACTAAAGAGCCGCTACTGGAAGGCTGCACAGCTATGGAAGCTGTACGAGGGCTACTATCCGCAAAAGTAAATCTGCCAGTAACCATAAGCTCCACGCCCTTAACTTCGATAGTAGGGTCTGCGGAGAAGCCGGCAATGTCGGTGAAGTTGCTTAGCACAATGTTACCGGGAGTAACTAGACTGGAGCCCGAAATAACTGTATGCTCATAAGATGACAAGCTATCGTTGTTCAGGGCAGCCGCAATCGACCCCGCACCTACAGTGGAGAACGTGTAAAGTCCTCCGGGGTTAGAAGCGACTGTCGTACCAGAAGCCGCTACGCTAACAGTTGAAATTACATCAGTAGTTACGCTACCGCCCACGCCTCTATTGTAGAGTACGAAAGGGCCCTGACTTCCGCCTTCAAATTCAATAAGAAAGCCTTGGCGTAGAGGATTCCATCCCTCGCTAACACTTAAGGCCTGCGCCTGCAGATAGTTGTTTGAACGCCAGAGATTGGCATTTGTAGCAACCATGTCTACTCCACCGGGAGCGGCGGCGATATCAAGCACATTAGCGGTAATTACCGCACTGTCCTGCTCGTTTATCAAGTCATAGGAAGTGTTACTTATTGTTGCTCCAACCTTAGGAATTAGCTCTAACACCCCTGCAGCATCACTGGAGCCCCATGCTCCTGAGAGCACTGTCACCTTCGTAATGTACAAATCATCGTCGCTACTACCGCCGTTAGGGCGTAGGATGGCATTTGGAAATACTTCCGTGTTTCCATTTTCAAAATATGCAGTCTGCAAATCCTTTACTGCATACACTTGATCTTTGTATCCCCACAATCCGATAACAGGATTGTCCGCTTTGCCGGGATACCCCACTAGATTTGTAATTGCTCTATACAGGGCGTTTCTGGCCAAAGTAAGTTCCTTGGCCCCTACAACTCCGGCCGCGGTTTGAAATTCGTCAAAGCTCTGCACATCTGTAATAGTTAGAGTTTGACCGTCAGCTGTAATATCTATGGTGTTGCCGGCGTTTATTGCAGCAAGAATTACTCGCCAAGAGTCGAAGTCGGTTACTGAAATACTCGTATACGTAGAACCGTGCTCTACTACATAGCCAAACGGAGTTGTCTCCTCTTCTACAAAAGCAGCAGATCGCGCGTCTATAGTAAAGGCATCCGAAGCGTGAACAAGATACACGGTGTTTGTATAAGTTAGTGATGGAAAGGCCGCTCCATCAAATCTCTCGTATCCGTAGATACGCGAATAGCCCATACGGTCTGTGCGCTCGAAGTTGTAGCACCCACTAAGAGTGCCTCCGGCCACAGCCACTTTGGGCGTGATTAAATCCAAGCCGCCATCTAGAGCGACGGCTTGGGGCGTATATTGATTTTGAGAGTTGGGTCCTGCCATTACCAAAGCTGCCTTGGCTTGAAGTAGGGTTTTGGACGCTGCTGGATTTCAAATTCCATCAGCATGTTCTTGTAATTGCCTTTTGCTCTATTCGCTACAGAAGGCTGTTCGTCATACTCGCCGTAATACTGCAAAGCTCTCCACATCACCATATCTACGAATTCACTAGTCATGCCCTTAGGTACATCTGTAGCATTGACAAGTTCCTGCGCTTCTCTACTGTATTGAAACTGTAGAGTGTAAGGACGATCGGGGGGCGGGAACAGTCTCCATCTGCCGACATTATCCTCTGTGATTAGACGAGGAAGGCCGGGCTGTAGAGATGGAAAATCGTAGACGTTCTGAAAGCTAGACCATGCAATATACTGCACAGGCAAGTCACTTACAGGAGCTGGGTCTTCGTGCCTAGTAATCTTGAATGTGGTGTTATTTACTTCTCGAATAGAGCCGGGAATAAAATCTCCACCATCATCCATCTCTTCGTCCCAATTAAAGCTCTTCCAGCTGTGCACATAGTTTTGGTATGGATAGGGCTGTTCATATTCAAATGAGAAGGTAGCCAGCACAGTGTCAGTAAACGTATTGTACAAGCCTAGAGAGATAGCATAATTGGTGTCGAACGAGGTGCCATCATATCCGCTTGTTGTGTAGAAAATAGCGCCGGGGTAATTAGCTTGGCACACAGGTGCCGTGGCGAATAGCAAGCTAGACCACAGAGTGAAGCACATCTGAGAAGTTTGCTCAACGCCGTTTACCAACACCTTATAAGATACCCCTGTCTCTGCATTTAGAGAAATATTGAGTATACCACTAGTGCCTGTCAAATCGGGGAACATCTCATCCACGGTAGCACTGATTGGAGAGATGATGTTTTTTACATTTCCTGCCTTGGTGGTCGAATAGTACGCCCAATCCAAGCTATCACCCAGATGCACATTATCTGCAATGCCTATCGTAGATGTAAAATTGACTTTGTAGTTGATTGGTGACACCGCAGCAGTAAGAATAAACTGGTTGCCAATGTCATCAAAGCGCAGTGCTCCATCTATAGTTTTTGTGCCAGCTGAAGTTGCTACGTCAAAACTAACGGCCACATTAAAAGCTGCTCCAGAAGCTGCTGCGTACGCCATTAGCGTATCAAACATGTCTCCTGATGCCTGTTTATAAGAAAGCTGAAGAGTTACAAAAGTGCCATCTACGACTTTACTGTCGATACGTCCACTAGTAAATGTATATGTGTTTGTTACAGAATGAGCTACATCTTCTACAGTGACAGAATCTACACCATCTCCTACTTCCATAAAAGAAGCCGCTGTGTATGCGTTTGCACTGTTGAACACAGCCATCAGGCGTACGCGTCCGTCGTTCTGTCGCGTTAGGCGCTCTCCACCAGCCTTAAGACCAAAGTCTAGAACGTGAGTGCTACCGACGTCATAGTCGGAATACCTCACATCCATATAGCCTAGGTAAGAAGGAAGCTGCCCCGTAGTAATTCCCTGAGTTGATAGGGCTGGCAAGCTCTGCACGCCATCTACTGTAAGGCCGGTAATTACAGTGTCTCCATTGACGTCTATAATTTCAGCAGGATTAATGGCAGCGGTACCTGAGCTAATTGGCTGGTGCGTGTAAAACATGATGCCGGGATTAATTGTTACAACCGCCTGACTCTGCATCCATTCCCAATCATAACATTCCTGCTGGATGGTGCGCCAAGCTCTAGCCACCCACTTTTTAAACCGATTCATCATCGGGTCAGTGGCCGTAGTAAAATCACTACCATCAACAGCAAAAGAGGCGAGGTCTTCCCCCGCCTCATCTATTGCGTTATTTACCAGTTGTAGGTAGGTAGTCGTTGTTTGAGTTGCCATGCAACTGGTTTCCTTTAGGTTAATTGCCTGAAATTGCCTTAGCTAGGTAGGCCTGCTGACGAGCCTCTTTGATATCGCTATCCTTAGGCCAGAAGCCATACTTCTCACTAAATTCTCGCTTGGCAGCGAGCTTCTTTTCACGCACTGTCTCCATGCCGGGGCGAGGATCAGGACCATCCGTACGCATTAGTTCTGTGTACACATAGCTCTGAGTTTCTCGATCCACGCGATGGATATCTGCTCCTTCACCCTCATTCTCTGGTCGGCTCTCAATAGCATCCTGAAGCACACCAACTACCTTGATTGGCACATCCACCTGAACATTCCAAGGGATGTAAATCTCATAGCCGTTAAGGCTTAGATACACCGGGATATTGCCCTGACCAGCCTGAGGCATGAGTCGAATTCGTGCCCAACCGGGCTCTGGTCGATTGTCGCCCTTAGCAATCTGGGCAAACTCGCCCTTGCTCATATGTGCTACAATCTGATCGATAATGTCTTCTTTGGTCCATTCCCGCAGAAGCTTAATACCATACTGCTTACTAGCTGCCTGTCGCAGCTCTGGCATTGTCATCTCTTCGAGCTTATCCCGAATGAGACGCGCTGCCTGACTATTAATTGACATTGTGGGTCCTCTTCTTCGCAGCTAAGGGGCTGCATTGCACAGCCCCCGCCGTTGATGATTGTTGACGCCTATATGCTTTTCAGCTTATGGAGCGTTGCCGCCGTAGTTGTCGACGACTGCTGGTGACGTAACCTTGCTACCCGCGAACGGATAGGTTGGATCAGTGACACCAGTGACATAGGTATTTGGATACGCATACTGATACTTGAATCGTAGAGTAGCGTTACGAATACCCGTGGTTGTAGCCGTGCCCGGACTACCCGTGAGGGTAAGGAACACGTCCTGCACAGTGGTCTGCACAGGGAAGGGAGTAACAGCAAAGCTGTCAATTGCAGTCGCTTCGCCATCGACGCGTGCTAGGTTCTTCTTGCCCGTTGTATTGGTCTGAAGGACTGTTGCTGACGCGAGGAGGCAGGCGTCTGAGGCAGTGATGCCCAGCTTGCCATCAAGGTCTGCAGTGGCATTTGAATCGAATGCATCCATAATCAGTTCAAACTGATTTACAATTACATTCTCGCCAATCTTGCAGAAGTAAAGCTTATCGCCGCTGGCTAGAGCTACGCCATCAGGGATTGAAACGGTGCAGGTGATTTCCTCTGCATCGTTCTCGCCATCAGGACGAACTCGGCCATTCTTTAGGTAAACGGCAGACTTGTAAGTGTTAGCCATCTATGTTCTCCTTAGGAAACGTTGGTAGCTGCAACTTCAAGGCGCGTCATCCACAGCTCGTTCAAGCGCACTGCTTGGAAATAAATCTTCCAAGAGACAAAGCCACGCTGGCCGAGGGGATCGCCGGGCTCGCCCATCTTGGGATTCTTGACAGCCATTTCGACTGCGTTGACACCCTTGAGTGGGACGGTACCAAACGCTTCCTTACCAAAGATGACACAGGGATAGACGTCAGCTGAGGTGCCGGAAGTTGAACGCATCGTACCCGCAGTACCACCAGCGTCAGCGAAGTAGCCTAGCTGTGGCGAGAGAATTACGCGTACTTCGTTAACCTTACCGATTTCCCAGTCGGGATCGATTGGCTTGTAAGTACCATACTTCTCAACGGAGACGAAGCTTGGAAGTGCACGGAAGTCATATTCAAGGTCAGAGTGACTGACGAGAACATAACTCGAATTAACTGGTTCGGTTGCAATGCCGGGGCCGGCCGCAAGACGCTCAGTAATCTTCTTGGTGTGGTTGCGCTTGAGCTGGAGTACAGCCGCTGCGATGATATCCTCATCAATAGGAGTATTGACGCTTGAACGCTGGGTGCCATTGGCATACCAAACGCTGGTGCCGCCACGAGCAATACCCCACATAACAGCCTCTTTAACGGCTGCAACCTGATCGGTTAGTGCGGTCATTGCGTCATCGAGAACGCGGTCTTCATGCAGGTCTGCAATGACGTCCGTGATCTGAATCCAGCCGCCAAACTGTGCGATAACGGTTGTGACGTCATCATACACAAGCTGGCTAGCTGCTGGCGTAACGCCTTCAGTTAGGTTGGTTGTAGACGCAACCAGAGGACGGATACGACGCCACTTAATGGTGCCGCCCTTATTCTTTGGGAGCGGTGTAACTAGAGCAAACTTCTCCAGAACGAGAATGGGCTCAAGACGTGACAGCATCTTAGCAACAGCTACGATACCTACGCGAGGAGACACATCCCCATAGGAGACAAATGAGCCTTCGGCCATATTAGTTCCTTAGTGTGTTGGTTACTTTTTCATGAGTTTTCGATACTCCTCTTCTAGAATCTTCTGGGCATCGTCCACGGTTAGTGGGCCGTTGCCTTTGCCCGGTACTGGGGCAATCGGAGGACCTGAAGTTGGAGTAGTCGCAGCCAATTTAGCTTTACGCTCTGCTTCAATTTTATCGGCAGCTGACGTATCTACTGGCTGAGTAGCTGGAGCCGGCGGGTCTGGACGCTTTGCATAGCCCAAATTAATCATGTCGTTTGCATACGCCTGAAGAACCGCAATCGCGTCTGTAGCTTCCAAACTAGTTGTTGCCAAATAGCGGATGCCCGGGGAGGCGTGCTTTTCTAGCCAGTTGCTATATGCTTCCGACGTTACAACTTCCTGAACATTTGGTACCATGCGAGTCAGTTCATTCCACTGATTCTCAGCATACTGCTGCTGCTGTCGCTCGTAGAGCGGATCAATAGCAGTCTTATGTAACTCCTGAAACTTGTCCTCTACGGGACGTACAGCAGCCTCTACACGAGCCTGTACCATGCCTTCGATGGCCTTGGCTAACTCAGGGTCGCTCTTAATGATTTCCTTCCAGCCTTCAGGAGTAGATGGCTGGTCTGCCGGTGCGGGCGGCTTTGAGGCCGTCGGCGACGTTGTTATCTGGGAAAGCTTTCGTTGCGCAGCGAGAAGCTTTTCCTGCATTCCTCGGACACGGCCGTCATCGGATTTAACACGATGTTCTAGCTGTGCTCTTGCATTGATCTCTGCCTGTACCTTATCTCGGAGAGATTCGGGAACATCCTTAAGCCAATCATAAGGGTCAGGTTTAGCGGGAGCAGGCTCCGGCTTCTTTTCCTCTCCATTCTTTTCTGGCTCAGGTTGGGCTGGCTCTGGCGGAGCCGCCTCTTCTTCTTTCTTTTCCTCTACCGGAACCTGAGTAGGTTCGGGTGTGGGGTCTGGTGTAGGCGCTGCTGCTTCTAGAGCCGGGAGGGCCTCACCCTTGCTAATTGCCGTATAGGACTCTGCAAACATTTTCTCTGCTTCGTCCATGCTCACCACTGTGTTATCAGACATTCTTTCCTCTATTTGCGGAGACAATCTGTCCCGGCAGGCTTAGTATGGTTTTGAGTGCGGCAATCGCCCCTTGGGCTTGCAGCAGTTCTTTGTACGTCTTGTCCGTGGACGTACACACGCTTGTATAACGAGCTAGTGATTCCTTCACTTTTTCTTCGACGTACTTCCATGTATCGTCGTTGAAATTAACCATTAGATTCCGGTTCCCTCTTGCTTCTTAACTTGCAGTTCCTGTTCCGTAAGCTTCTGATCGCGGGTCTTTAGAGCCGCATCAACTCCGCCTAGGAAACGGGTGGTTTGGTCTTTCATCTGCTCGATGTTAATCTTTGAGACAAGCTGCTGTCGATGCTGTTCATCTTGTGAAGCAAGAACGGCCATCTGTGTCTGGAAATCAAACTGAGCCTTGATTACACTAGCATTGGCCTCTTTCTCTCTAACATCATCTGTTCTCAGCTGAGCTTGATATTGCATCACTGCTTCATCATGCTTCTGCTGGGCTTCGACGTCTAGACGCCTGTTCTCTAGTTCTACTCTGGCCTTATCTACCTGCACCTTTTCCATCGCAGCCTGTGCTTTTAGCAAGTTGGGATCAGGAGGAGGAGGTGGCCGCTGAGCACGCTCTCTGGCTAGTTCTTCTGGACTCTTAACTACCTGCTTGTATGGTAGGCGAGCGTCTGCCAGACGAAGCTGGTTCCACTCATCCATCTTAATCCATTCACCAATGGGGCTGCCCTGAGCAATTTCCATTGACATCTTTTCAATCTTTTGCTGATTGAGGCTACTCTGTAGATTGGCCGTTGAAGTGCGAACGTCGACGTCGTATGTGCCTTTAATCAAATCATTCTCGTTATACTGCATCTCCCAGTCTAGAAGCATCTGGATGATGGTACGAGTGATTTTATCGTCCCACTGCTCGCTCTTATAGAAGAGCGGAGAGCTGGCATTCTGCTGCATAATAGCCATTCCGGTGGCGCTATCGCCTGCTCCAGAAGGACCATTTGGAAGCATGTCATTAACCCCAGACTCACTGTCGGCCAGCTGGTTGGCTAGTAGAAATACAGCCTGCAAACCCTCGTAGTTGTTGGGAGGAACGAAAAACTGAATTGCTTTACTGGTATCTGTACCGTATTCTTTAGCAACCCACACCTTGAATGGCGTACATTCAAGTCCACCTTCTACCTGCTGAATGAGCGTCGTATCGATGATAACCTGAGGACCAGCAGAGATGCCTGCGTTATCAAGCATCATGTGATAGGTTTCATTGATTACGCGCTGCTGATCCCTCACTTCCATCGGAATACCAAATCCGAAGATAGACGCTGGGTCCTGCAGCCAAGGTACAACCGCGTATGGGCAGCGATAGCAGCCCTCTAGATTGGAGAATTCAAAGCGAATAACGCGATGATTCACCACCCAGATTTCAGCCATAAATTCGTCTTCGCCATTATCGACGGCTGGAGTACGGCCAAGTATTTCTAAATCCGAACGCTTAACAGGGCCGTGATATTCCAGCACAAGATAGCGATCTTTCAGTAGATTGATGCCCTGTGTGAGATAGGCCGGATCATTAAACGGACTATTCATGTAGGGAGTTGGGGGCTCTTCCAGCGCAGGAGCAATCTGGTCTGCTAGGAAAGCTGGATTGTACATCAGCTCACGAAGCTCAGATTTGCTGAGAGGATGCACCTCAATGGTGTCCTCTGCTTTATCAATATCTGTTACACTGTCGTCTGGGAAGAAATACCAAGGATCAACTCGGTAAACAGAAGGTGTCGAGATTGGAGCTAGCTTAGGAACACGAATGTACTTACCGTCTGAGGTTTGGCTACGTACATATGTCTTCTTAACCTTCGTGCTATTGGTTGGGCATTTAACAATGCCTGTACCAAGAATAGCCCAATCCTTAGCTGCCTTGCGTATTTCTACACCATAGTTGCTAAGTTCTAGATGGTTGGCCATTTCGGCTTCCATCTGCTCAATCTTCCACGTAGTGATTTCATCAGGAGCCATCTGCATCTGCATTAGCTGCTGAATCTGGGCCATCTCTACTGGATCAAACTGTTCTGGGACCTGAGGAGGGCGCAAGTCCCAGTTTTTGTCGCCGGCTGCAAACTGATAGGCAAGGATTTGCGCTACAGCAGTTTCGCATTTGCGGCGAGTGATGTTAACTTCTGGGCGGTTGTTAGACGATTTTTGTGCGTCCGGTACGCCGAGAGGGTATTCATTGGTTAGATAGTTGTAACTAGACAAACTACCAAGATAACGACGTAGAGCTTCTAGCCACTGACTCTCCTTAACCTTACGCGTAGAGAAACGCTGCGTTAGATGGGATTCGATTGTGCGTGCTAGATTGTCATACACCGTCTGCTTGGCTTTTTGCAGCTCTTCTGCAAGCTTTTGGGCCTGCTCGGTAAGCTGTGCAATATCCTCTTCAGATAGCTGTTTAGACATTATACCGTCGTCCTGACTTAGTTGTTTGGCCTAGTCCGGGGATTCCGGTACTGCCGGCTGGAGTTGACTGGGCGTGCTTCATTGACATAACAAGATAGCGAAGAGCGTCCATTGCATGGTCGTCTTTCTTTACAATCTTGCCTTCTTCACGCCTGTAAAGGATGTATTCGTTCTGCAGTTTGCCTGTGGTGTGTGGGAAAAATTTCAATCTACCCTGCACCATCATAGAAGTTACTGTGGCAATACCTGTCTCTACCGCATTGTCGGCTTCAATTAGACGAAGACCTAGCTGGCGATATTTGCGCAGAGCTGTGTCGCCGTCTACAGACGACAATTTAGATGCAGGATCAATTGCTCCTACCATCCAATTCCCCGCAATCTGCTTAATTCTCGCAGCGTGTACTTCAGGAGGCTGGTGTTCCACATAGTGCACGTCGTAGATGTACAGGATTCCGCTATCTGGATCAATAGCGCCAAATACAGCTGCGGTGCGGTTCCAACCAACATCCATTCCATACACTTTTTTGTAGTAGGCTGGTATTTGAAACGTCTCATTAGGCCTAAGGAGAATGTCCTTTAGTGGCAGTGGGTACACTGCACCGTCACCTAGAGCCGGAATACCCCTACTAACTACCTCTCTTAGCTGAGGAGGCGTGGATTCAAGAAGTTCCAGCTTTGTAGTTTCATCAAGCCAAGGAATATCATCCCAACTGATGCCTACACAACCTCTGTGTTTACCTCTTGCCTGCTTCTCAAACTTTTCTGTCTTGCTTAGAGGCTCAACTCCATCCTCCATTTCCATCAAAGCTACAGCTTTTTCGATACCTTCTACACGCTCTGTCCCTGCGAGCAAGTCGCAGTTTGCAAGGTAATCGGCCAAAAGACGCGTAAGGCCTTCCTTTGGCGTGATAGTGTGGAGCAGCCTGCCGCCCTCTCTACCATTTATTGGATTGTTATCAATCTTGGCAGTACGAAGCAAGCACTCGTTGTAAATTAGTTCTGGTGCTGGCTCATCGAGCCACACGAAGTGGCGCTTTGTACCGAAGAAGCTATGTACTTCCTGCTTGTAACTCTTAAAACTTATCGTTGACCACTTACCAGACTTATGTAACACCTGTACTGTGTCGTACGCTCCGGGCGTTCCCTGCAGTGCGGTCTTCTTACCGATGCAATCCTTTGGAATCATACCCGTGCCTTCGGCCCCGGGGGGTCCCATAAGAGCTCTTTGCACAGTATCGCGGGTGGTTTGGCCCGTTTTGCCGACAGCCCAGATATCTACCGGGCCATCAAACATAACTCCATCATACCACTCAGGGTATTGGCCAGTGGCTAGGATAGCGCAAATCACTGCCCCTAGTTCTGTTTTACCGGAACGGTTGGCTCCTAGAAGGAGCATCTCACGGTACTTAGCCGTACCATCCATGCACGCCTTGTGCTTGGGCAGGTGCTCAACGCTATAAGGCGTTCCCGGCTGGAAACGCTTCATAAAGCCAGAGAATTCTTCTCGTTTCTCAAGCTCTTCAATAAGCTCAACCAACTCCATAAGATCAGAGTGAGAAACAGACGTCTCTTTCGATTTTGAAATGAGGGACGCTACCTTAGCTTCTATCCCTGCTGTACTTATGTTAGTTGACTGAATCATTAAGTAGGGTTGTCATCTGTAGTCGGTCTGGTACCTTCTTAACTTTGTTACCGAGTTCGGCAAGTTTGTTGAGAAGTTCATCTCGGGTGAGCTGCTGTACAGGCTTACCTTCTGTCTGTTCAGCCTTGTCACTCCAGCCATACTGATTGCGCATTACTGCCCACCAGTAGTTGAAGCCGCCGTTTGCTCCGCCCTGCACAGCCTTGCGTGCTACTTTCATCCACCACGCTTTAGCTGTTTGCCTACCAAACTGTACGAGCTGGGCAAACAATTCATCGTCTGCCACTCGTTTGTGAAATTCTTTAATCGGAAGCCTTAGGGCTGCTGCAACTTCCGTATCATCTGCACCCTGAGCGTACAAATCTCGCAGCTCATCCACCCAGTGCTTACCATTCTCAAGCCTCTGGCTCTCTTCCTTCCTCGGCCTGCCCCTCTTCTTCTGGGGAATCGAAGCCGTCTCGTCCGACTGTGGGCTCGTTGTTGAAGTAGCTTCCGTTTCCATCTGGCACCAAATAGTGTATGATTTCTTGTGACTTGCTAATTAGCTTAGCCAGCGGAGCCACATTAAACTGGCCATCGGCCGTGGGCTCTAGTCCAACCAAGAGAGGAACAATTTCCCCCGTATCCGGGTCCATGCCATCCATGTAAGCTAGCTGGCGCATTTCTGCTGCCTGATAGAACAGTCGGAGGACATTCCCCTTAAACTCTGTTATTTCATTTGTCAAAACAAACAGAGGGATTTCCTGTTTCTTTGGCTTGCTGTATTGTTTACGCTTGGCTCGGTTTGCCACAATATCCTCGTTAGTATGTAGGAGCTGCTTTAATTTTTTCTAGGCTCCCTGACAACGTTAGATAGTCAGATGGTAGCCCGACAGAAACAGGACGACTGTTGTTCCAATCCTGTCCCCAAAGATTGTAGGCCTTGATGACAAGGCCTTCTGTGTCGCCATACTGGCGTGTAGCGTAGTAGAGACGCTGTAGCATGCTTGCCAAACTATCGACTGGTCCAATACTGGTTAGCCAGCCCGGCTGTTCGCCCAATCCACTTGCGTCCATACTAGTTCCTTATCGGAGAGAATACTCCCCAGTGCGCAGTCTAAAGGCTAAGCGCGCAGCGCGTGCCTTAACTTGCCGTGCATATTTACTGTTCATCAGGTGCTGGGCCGCACTATCCCAGTCTCCTGCGTCTGCTGCTGCTAGCGTCCCGTGAAACTCGGAGAGCTTTTCTGCTCCCATGTTAAACACTAGGTTGACAAATACGCCCTTGCGGGCATCTTCTAGCGCATCAAAAAACGGAACAACTTCCTTGGCACCTGTTACAGCTTCCTCAAAATCCTGATTGAATTCCTCGTCAGCCTGAGCCTGTGTCCAGCCCGTTGCGGGCTTCTCCTTCAGAAGGTGGCCATAGCCTATTGTCCAGTTGCCCCGCGTATCCTTATACGCTTCGAGCCGAAGCCCCTCGTCGAGCTTCAGCTCTTCTTTCTCTCGTTCTTCCCAAGCTGCCATATTTAAGCCGCTGTGTCCATTACCGCGCCAACTGCCTGAGCTGTTTCATCTTTCACTAGCCTAAATACACCCGGTGTCTTGAGCGTGTAGCTACGCTGTGTCTGATAGAGATAGGTGCCCGACTTGTTTCTTCGGGTTACATCGCCATCGATAAATGGCTCCCATACCCCTTCGCCAATCTCAATCTCAATCTTGGCCTTCACCCTACCTACAGCAACCGCGTCCGTATCCGGAATGAGCGTAACCGTGACAGGCGTACTTGTAACTGTAATGTCGCTGCTGGTTCCCGCTGCCGTGCTAGGCGCCAGAATTACCGTTTGTGCCATTGCCGCCTCCATATCTCTTGTTTACGTAATCTTGGAATACATTACCCCCTGTATAGAACATGAGGATAAGAGGCAACACCAAGCTCAAATCTGATACATCAATCCCTCTAAACTTCAAGGCAAATACCCCTACGAGCATTGCCAGCGTAAAGAGAAACTTCGTGGAGATAAACCTCTCCACGTTATTTACGTGATATGGAAGAAGCCCTTAATCTTGGCTAGGCCACTCTTAAAGACTGCTACGGGTGACATGTTAGCTGCCGAAATACCGGCGAGCAGGACAGCCATAAGAGCTGCCTCTAGAATTGAAATACCTGTGGCTAGCATTAGGCTGTTACTCCTGCAGCTGAAAGCGTGGATAGGATTGCATTTACCTTAGCTGCCAAATCTGCTAGGTTGTCGCGGATATTACCGTTAATGACCCCCTGCGCTGCAAGGTCTGCAGGCGTGGTGGCTGGGATAGCAACGAGCGTGTTATTAGCTGTACCACCCGTATTGTCCGTTAGAGCCGTGATAGCTGGCTGTTCCCCAGTAATGCCTGTGGCTCTAAACTGGGCAACGAGAGCCTTCTTTTCTGCGATGTTAAAACTACCGCACTTGGTGATGTTGTCGAATGTACCTGACATATTGATTCCTTAGATTGTCAATGTCTTCGTCTGCTCCGAGATTACAGACCTGTTTCTTTTGGGCGTAGCTTGGGCTAATGACGCTCTAGCTAGCGCTGCTATACGCTAGAGCTAAAGCCACGTTCGTGTTTGCCTATTCTAGCCAAACCCTCACTAGAGCTGTGAGCCTAATATATACATTAGCTCTTTAGCTTTGCGTTACACTGTCAGCCTATCACTAGGCTTTTGTCTCATCTACCCCTACCTACTATCAGGAAATGGCTTTTAGGAAAAACCACCACAAACCTCGCCACACTATCGCTAGCAAATTCATAGCTCAGTGGGTATTAGGCCGGACTTAACCGGGTTCCTGTTTTGCATGTATGGCCCCAGCTCTGAAAGGGCCGGTAGCGATAGACGTCTTTACAAGCTCACCCTCTGGGTGACATAACCTTAGACAATCGGGTGTATGCTAAAAGTTCCCCAACTTGTCCCTGTAGGCCTTCAGTAGCTCGGCTCGCCAGTAGGCTAGCCTGTCCTTGAGGCTCATTTCCTTCAGAAAGGCTTCCCTGTCCTCAGGCTCCATTCTCTCTACCTTCTCCCTAAGATAGCGCATCCTATCGTATTTCTGTTCCCTCACAGCTTCCTTCCATCTGCTACAACCCGTCCCTCATACATTATGACAATATTATCTAGCTTCCAAGGCTGGTTGTCGTCTATTCTCCACATCCTCACTTGCTGGGGTCTCAGGGCAAAAGCTCTAATTTCCACCCCTCCGGGTAGGCTGATATACCCAGCTGCTCTCCATAGCCTTCTCCATTCATCTCTCGTTAAGTTCCATTCTACGGCTTTTGTGCCTCTGGCTGCCCTTCTCTTGGCCCTAGCCCTATAGGCATTAGCCATATGTGTATATGCCCCGTCAATCGTCCTCATCCAGCGTTTAGAGACCGCTGCATGCTTTACCCTATCCCTCCCTACCCTCTTCCTCGGACGAGGCTCCTGCGGCTTCCTACGAAGCCTGACGGGCTTCTTAATTACATCCCCTCTGTCTTTTATTTGCTTAATAATTGTCTCAATGGTTTGAGACTCGCTATCAATTTCCATACGGTTCCATGTAAAAAATACTTTACATCCACCTTCTTAGACAATTATTTTCTCTATTTGTTCCCCTTCTCTACGCTGTTTTTGCTATTTAGCATATTTATTTTGAGCGCTATAAAGTGAGCCGGAGCCCCACAGGCCGGCCGAGCATGGGACCCAATTCCAAGCTGCTACTGCCGGGGGCCAGATCGCATGGCTGTTTTTTTCTTTGCGTTCCCGGCCTGAACAGCGACGTTCACAGGCGATAGCCGAGTTTGCTAGCTAGCATGTGGGCCAAGGGCGAGGAAGGGCGAGCCCAAGCGTATAGCACACAGACAACAGGGGCAGCATGTAGGGGAATAGAGGGGTCTAGGCTTATACAGGCTATCGGCTCCGCCTGTATTGCGTCCCTGAGAGGGTAGGAATGTCTTAACACAATTTTAACAATTGCTTAACACTTTCTTAACAACCGATGTGGTATGCTGTGGAGGCTGGGCGAAATGCCCGGTGTGCGGTTGTTCCTTTACAATGTAAAGATGCTTGCTAGGTAGCAACCGGCGCTTGACATGGCTTTGGGTTGTGCTATTCTATCCTTGCGCTGTGGGCATTCCGTCTACAGGCACTAGAGGATATTGACATGGCGAACAAGTTTGCGGAAATGGCGCTGGCTATCTCGCGCCTCACGAAGAATGCCGACCTCAAGGCGGCGGTCGATCAGGCCATTACGGGCAGCGTGTCCACGCTGGCTCTCAAGAAAGAAACGGACAGCGAGGCCAAGAGCCTGTGGAGTGCGTGGAACAAGGCGGCCAACATCGCTGCTGCCGACGGCTTTACGGCGTCGGACATGTCCAACCTGCTCGATATGCGCATCGCCGAACTCACGGACGGCGACGAGGGCAAGGCCAAGGCTCTGGCCACGTACAAGAGTCGCACCAGCACCCTCGTGCCGATCCTCGCCCTGCCGGATGCCGACTATGCCCAGCTCTGGGCAGAGGCGCATATCATGCGCGGCGACGAGCCGGCGCCGGTGTCGCGTGAATTCAACACGCAGGACGCTACCAAGCTTATCCGGGCTGCCAAGGGTAAGGACAACGCGGAACAAGCCGCATTCGAGGCCGCCTTCAAGCGGCTGTCGAAACTCATCCGCGATCAGGCCAAGCCGGGCGATCTGGAAGGCCTCAAGGCCGAAGAAAAGGCCGAAGCCCGCAAGGCCGCGTTCCGGTCGGCTACGCTTCTGTGTGACGAGCTGTTCACCTACGCCATGAATGGCGAGGAAGCGCCGGGAGAGGGCGGCGGAGAGCTGGACGACGACGCAATCCACGCGCTCGTGGAACAGCACGACGCGGACGAGGCCATCGACCAGCAGGCTGCGGCCCTGTAATCAGAGCTAGCAGGCATCTAGAACAGGCCCCCTCTTGCGAGGGGGCCTTTAGGCTTAGGTAGGGGGCACGATGAACATAGACACAAGCCGCCTGCGCGCTGATTGTGCCCACGGGCGAGCCGAGCGCTTAGGCAGGGAACAGGCCCTAAAGGATATTGACAAGCTTGGCTTTGGCATTGCCTACAATCAAAGCCAAGTGTTAGATGGCGGCATGCGATTTCTTGACCCCGCGGCGTATTTCATGGCGGGATACAGGCAGGCCGTGCTAGGGTATTGGCTGGCCGGGCTTGTCGAAACCAAACGCTAGCTTTTGCTAGTTAGCAAAGAGGATTTCAGCCATGAAGGCAGTAGTAGGGAGGGATATGTTCTGCTACATTTTTAGCAGCGATTTGGGCAATTTCGCCGTGCTAGCCAGCAACACCGTATCGGGAGCCACGCTGCACGAACTGGCCAGTGTCTGTTTTGATAGGGTTTTGGGTGCCGGCACTAACGACAAATTCCACGGCCCGACTATGGCGTTGCCTGTTATTGGGGAAGTCAAATGATGGCCCGAGGGCAGCGCACTGCGCGCCAAAGCCGACCAGTATGTTGCTAACTAGCAAAGGGGGATAACATGCGTACTCAATACACAGTGCCAGCGCTCGGCTACTCCTTTCGGCAAGAGGCAGTGTGCTACGCGCGATCCGGCTCTTGCGTTGTGAGAGTGTACGACACTGGCGGCAATGAAATTGTGCAGCTGGGAAAATTCTGTGACAGAGTTGTTGCTGCAAGGCTTAAAAAGCTTGAAGTAGCGTGCCGCAACGACTTTGCTATGGGAGCACGCTGAAATGAAACCGCTGCGCGTGCAAATACAGGTGCGCCAACCCACGCAAGAGGCGTGGGAGAGAGCAAAGCAAAGCTTTGCGATCAATTGGAACGACGAATTTGCGCGATCCACAGCGAATCAAAAGATTCGAGAGGCCTTGGAGAAAGGCTATCGCGTCGATCTAATTCCAATTTCCAAATGAGCCGGCCAAGGCTCACAAATTAGCTACGAACGGCAGGCTTAGGCTTGCCGTGTTTTTGCGTTTCTGAAGAACAACAAAAAGCGTTTGCTAACTAGCAAACGCCCATCCTCTAGGGGAATCAAATGCAACGCGACGTGTCCTGCGGCAAGCTGCGGGAAGGGATTGCTACAACTGGCTCAGCGCCAATGGGCAACCCCGGAAAGCGTTTCCATCTGCTAGAGAAAGCAGAGCTATTCAAGCCGGGCAGAATAAGCCTGCGCAAAAAGCGTAAGCGAAGTGATCAAAAGGCCGGGAAGATATTTACATACTCTTTCCGGCCTGCATAAAGAACGAGCCCGCCTCTGTGCGGGCTTTTTGTTGGCCTATCTTTGCTAACTAGCAAAGGAGACGTATGTCAGCTCAGTGCGCAGAGTACAAAAACAATGCCCGCACCTTGCGCCGAACGGCACAAAAACAAATTCAGCAGGCTCTGCTGGATGATCGTGACGAAACTCTAGCCATTTTGGAAGAGATGGCTAGAGCGGACGCCTTTTTGGATCAATTCGATGATAATTGGTTCGGCTATGATGCTCCAATGGAATATCCGGAAGAGTATCTGGAATACTACGATCCGTATGCTGATGAGCCTATGGATATGTATGAGTATGACCCTTGGTATTGAGGAAGAAGCATGAGCATCAAGAACAAGAAAACTGGTCCTACTCCGAACAAAGAGGAATGGCAGCATCTTGCGGACAAGCGCAGGCTTTCAGAAGCATGTGTTAGCTGCAGAATACTGCATAGATGCAGTATTCTGGATGCCATGTTTGCCGTCAAGCAATACATTCGCGTCATCAAATGAACTTCCACATCTTTCACAAATGGAGCGAGTGGTCAAGTGTACTGTGGTCAGCGAGATACGGCCAAGTGCAACGTCGGTACTGCTCTGTCTGCAATAAATGTCACGAGCGTCTAGTATGAAAATCCAAGAGGCTCTGGATATTCTTGACGAAGCTTGTAGCCAGCGAGTGCGTCGATTCGCCAATCTGTATTTTGTCCTGCTCGCGTATCCTCCACAAAATAGGGAGGCTATATGTTTCCTCTTGTGCACCCTGAAGCACAACACAATGCCTCGCTAGCTGAGCGAGACAAGGCGCTGTTTAACATGTTCTTCGATGATTTGCACGATTATGAGGCTGCCTTTGGCGCCCTGCACGAATTGCACATCGCGAAGAAAAGATTTGACACGGAAACCGTAGGGACTAGCCATGCCTGATTTCATGCAGTATACGAACGAACCCACACTTGATTTTCACTCGCAGCATGTTCTAAGCGAGTACGGACAGTTCTATTCCTGCACGGATGATTTCAAGTTCTTAGCTAAGCTGCGAGCTGGCAAAGCTAAGATAAAGGAAATTGATGCTTGGTTTGAGGCAAATGAAAACCGTCAAGTTTCTTATTTGGCTCAGGGTATTTTAGCGTCTGTATACGGAATTGATCCTCCATAGTTGCTAGTTAGCAAACGGAGAATGTAATGAAAGTGAGTGCTCGCATCCTGCTTTCGTTTTTCTCGGCGTATGCCTTTTGCCTCGACCTGATTGCATTGGGCATATTTCTTTTGGTGTTGATGCTCATTAACGAGGCCGACTATGGCTGATTTGTTTCTGCTGATTGCTGTTGTTGTAGGCGCCGGCGTGCTGCTTTCTGTGCTTGTCCATTGGTACGATGCAGAGCCGGAACAGAAAAGTACGGAAGAGGAGTGGTTTGTATGAGAGCTTTTTACGCTATGGCTTTCTATCTCATCTGTTTGGCTGTGTCTGTATATCACGTCTCCACCAATCCCGCTCTTGCTACATGGTGGCTGGTGTTGGGGTTTTCTTTCCGTGAAGAGTGGCTGAGGGACAGAACATGAACACGCGTGAGCGGGAAGTGATGGATGCGCTGGCGACGGCGTTGGCTGGCCTCAAGGACTATGCCGAAGTCGGCATAACGCGTGGTCCCGCCAGCATCGAATGGGCCACGTCGATGCATGCCGCAGATGAAGCCCTCGCCGCCTACGACGCCCTCCTCGCCGAAGGAAGCGCGAGTAGCGAAGGATCGGAGCGGCGGCCGATAGCGGATGAGGTGGTGCTGCCGGACCTGCCAACACCGGCTGTTTACGACCGCGGCAGATTCGGCGTGATGTTTAGCGCTGAGCAGATGCTGGCCTACGCCCGTGCCGCCCTCGAATCCGCCCTCCCGCAC